TATATCACCTGCTCCAGTTCCTTGTTTACCTAAGAAACCCATAGTTGCTTTCATTGCCTGAGTTCCTGCATACAATCCACCAATTTCACTTGCAGTAGTTTTAAATCCTCTGATACGAAGTTCAGGATCATTCAATCCTTTAGCAGAACCACGTACCATACCTCCTAGAGCAGTAAAGCTTCCTCTCTTAGGATCAACTGTAATTAATGATCCAGCTTCTGGTTTAGCATACTGATATGCCATGTAGTCACGATATGTAGAAGGCATTACATCAGGTCTTTCTTTTTTAAATTCTCCATAAGGTAACATCTGTCCTCTCTGGAAGAATACTGATCTACCTATACCTTCTGCCAGTGGATTACCAACTTCTCTACCAGTAGGATCTTCTTTCTTTGATTTAGGATAAACAGCTTTCTCTCCTTTAGGTCTAAAGCCTTCACCAACACCACCTGCTCTACCTGCTAGATAAGCTCCCAAGAAAGGAGCACCTCTGGCAATTATTGCTCCAGCTAGTTTGTCATCTCTAGCATTGACCCCTACTCTTGCAGGAATATCATTTAATATTTCTTGTTGAACAATTGGAATATTTGTTGCTTTATAAAGTGCTCTTTGAGCATCACCTGTAGTAAGTCCTGCTGTTGCTCTAGCAACTTGTTCACCTGTAGACTTCTTCATGAAATCTTTTATAGGTTCTGTTGAACGAAACTCTTGTCCACCAGACTCTACTACTTGTTTTTTAAGTTTATATCCCCAGGGAGTTTTATCTATCTGATTTTCAACAGACTCATATGCTTCCCCTATCTTATCTCTAAATTTATCTAAAAAATCTAAACTGTTACTTAGAGCGTTCTTTACTACTCCTTGATGAAGCTCCATAGTCTACCTAGCTAAGATTGCCTGAATATGCACCTTTAAATGCATCAGAAACAAATTGTTGAGGATTCATTGGTGTAGCCTCTGTCTGATAATGCATGTAAGTATGTGTTGGTTGATTCTTTATCTGTGCAATCTTTAATTGATATTCATACTTCTCTCTTTCACTTAATGCTTCCTGTGCCTGTACTCCAGATAGATCTCTTGTAGATGGTTTAATTATATCTACGGATTCTGGTTCCTGTGCTGCAATAGTTGCACCAGTTGGAGTATCTTCTACCATTTCAACTCTTCTAGGTCCTGAGAATGCAGCATCTGTAATTCTTCTACCACCAACTTGTCCTGCTATAAATCCAGTTGTTCCAATTACCTTAGTTCCCATATTAGTGCCTGCTACTCCAGGGAATGTTTTTCCTAATCCTGTTTCTACTCCTCTACCTATAAGTCCAGCTGATGTTTGTCTTAAAACAGATTCACCAAGGGAACTTGTAGGTTCCTGTCCCATAGCTCTTGGTAGTCCCTGTTCTAAAGCTAAACCTACACCAGCATCAACAGCTGCTCTACCCATAACTTTCCCTGCTTCTTGCACGGCTCTACCACCAGCTTTGCCACCTACTTTTATTCCCTGTCTGACAAAGAATTTACCTAATTCTTTACCAGCCATTCTTGCTGCATTCATACTCATGAAACTTTCACTCCGTCTGTTGGGAACTGTCCATTAACTGGTGGATCTTTTGGATCTCCTTGCATATATTGTAAGATACCCTGTCTATTAGGTTTCTCCTCTTCATTGACTAACATTGACTTTCTAAACTTTGCCAAGAAAGCATCTGACTTTACCTGATCTGTAGGATCATTGAATTGTCCGAAATCATCTGCCTGTGCAGTTAAATTATTTCTAACAACTTCTGCTCTTTGATCATCAAACTGACCAGGTGATTCTCGTTGATACATCTTGTTTGTATCTTTCATTTTTGCAATGAACTTATTTCTGAAGTCAGGACTAGTCTTGCCAGAAAAATCAACACTATTATCTATAGGCTCACCCTTCCTAACTAACTGTTCTCTACGATTCAATCTGTAGTCGAATACTGACATAGTTATTTCTTTTTACGTTTACGTAATTTACTTAGGGTTTTAGCTAAGTTAGCTTGGCGAACTGTACGAGTATCATACTTATCTGGATTAGATGTTACCTTTGATGCAAACTCTTTTACATCCATTCCCCTTTTCTCTGCTTTCTTTGTAAAAGCACCGGGTCTTTTGATAGCGTCTTTAATCCAGTTATCAGCCATTGGATAAAACTATTTTAACAGTAGCCTTATTCAAATAAAGCTTTTTCTAATTGTGCAACAAGTAAGTCATCTACTTTGTTACCACTCTTGGCTGCTGCCTTTTTTAGTAGTGCTACTACGAATTTTTTTAGAAGATCATCTAAGTCTTCTGGGATTTTATCAACTGCTTTGTTTATGACGTTGATTGCAATAGGTAATAAAAATTTAATCATTGTTCTATGTTCTCAGTGTCAATTCTAATCCATAACATCTGAGATACCTTTTCTTAGATTTCTTTCAGATCTCAACTCATTGAGTAACTTCTGTCTGGCAGCTGGTTGTTCATCTACAGGTAATCTTGTTATGTCTTGTAAAGCTTGATTTGCTTTCTGTGTAAAGTCTGCACCAAGAGTTTTCTTATCTCCGGGATCAGAAGGTGCTCCTGTTCCTAAAACTCCTCCACCTCTAGCAAGAGGTATTCCCTGTGGGTTTCTAGATATCATTTCTTCTCTAGCTGCTCTACCAGATTTAGTTAATTTTCCTGATCTATCTGTTCTTATATTTGCTATTACCTGTTCGTTTGTTAAACCTCCCATTCCTCTCTGTTCTCTTGGAGTCATTCCTACATTTTTGAAAGGAACGTCTGTTGGTTTCTTTGATGCTCCCTTAGAATATTCACCTTCTTTACTCATCGCACCACTAACAAACTTACCTAGTTCTCTACCATAAATTCCTGTGCCAGCTTCCCCTGCTCTTGAATCCTCTTGAGAAGGAGGGTTAACTACTTTTTTAGATGTTCTTCTTACTTGCTCCCTTGTAGGTCCTAGTTCACCAGCTGGTCTTTTTCCTGTATATTGTAAATTTTGTCCTGTAGCTCTTTGACTTAAATCTACAGTAGAAGGTCCGACTATTGCTCCTGGTACATCAGCAGTTTCTCCCTCAACAAGATCTTTTCGTGTAGGTGTTTCTGTGACATTGACATCCATTAATCTGGCACGACCTTTTATTTCCCTACCAATTGCAGTTTTAGTTCCTGTTTCTAAATTTTTAACAGACCTCATTTCTTTCATATCTCTTGAGAGAGGTGCTCCACCATCATCTTTACTAGTTGTTGCTGTTTGTATTCCTTTTCCTGTAGTTTGTGCTTGTGAATAATCTTGAGTTCTTTCTTCATCAAAAATTTTATCAGCTGCAAAAGATGCATCCTCTGCACTCAATCTTGTTTTAATAGCTGCATCTTGTTTTACTGCTCCATGAAATCTTCTAACTAGTCCAGGATTATTTTTATTTAAAACTTTATTAGCAAGTCTTTCTGCACGTCTTTTATCACGATCACTTGCTCCAGAAACATTCCCCTGTGTTATCTGATTTAGTACTTTTCCATATGTACTATCGAACTCACCTTTATACTCATTAATTGTATTTGCTACACGAGTTTCTTCGTGTACAGCCATCTTGGTATCGTGCTTACTTTTTAGAGTAGGTTCACCAATAATTTTATTAACTTTTGGTGTTTTATTATCTGCACTTTGTAGTAATGCTGTATTCTTGACATCCGTTGCTACAGCTTTGGGTTGCTGTGGTCTAGCTCCTGTTTTAATTGATGCAACAAGATTGTCAATTTTACCCATTGTATTTAGTTCATCTCTTGTATAAAATTCATCATTTTCTGCAGAAGGTTGAGATGCAACTACTGGTTGATTTGTCTGTGATTTTTGTTTTTCAATTTCATATCTTGCAGCTCTAACACCACTCTTATCTACACCATATCTTTCTGCATTAAATTCTTGTAATTTTGCTCGTGCAAGTGCCTTTTCTTTTTCTGCAGGAGATAAATCTCTACCAAGAATTGTGCCAGGTGCAGGCTTTGTATTATCTGCTTGTTTATAAGCAGCAAAAGCAGGTGTTTCTTGTGCAATAGGTGTAACTTTTTCTTGTTGTAAAGCACTATAAGCTGCTTCAGATAGAGGTTGCATACCAGCTGAAGACTGTTGTTGTACTGGAGGTGGTGTTATATCACCCTGATTAGGTCTTGTATATGTTTTTGTACGTGGTTTATCACCTAAATTACGTAAAAATGTAGTTACAGCATCTCTAGTTCCTTGTCTTCTAGCTGCAGCTACTGCACCAGCTACTAAACCAACTCCTAAAGCTCCAGTTGCTATTTGTTTACCGGAAATATTAACTTTTTCTGCTTTTTCTTCTGATTTTCCCCCTTGTGCCCCTTGTTTATCCATATTTTGGACAAATTTTTTGACATCAGGACCGACTGCAGCCTTTTCTTTTGCAGTTCTAGGGTATCTATTACCTGTCATCCTCGACCATAAGGAGTAATCTTGCGGAGATATGGGCATTTACTAGCTAAAAATCTTAGATATAACGATTTTAAGTGGGCTCAACCTATAATCTACCCCCAAAAAGGTCCTTATAACCCTCAAATTGGGGTAAAAATTAGGAGAGACACTTGGTGTAATACCTACGCAACGACTAGTGCGAGGAAAAAAAAAGAATATATACATATATACTACCTGACTACGTTTGGTTGTTTATTATGTGCATTTTCTACCAAATATTAGGGTATTTCCCCTTAATATCCCTCCAATTTCTAATAAGAAGAGGGTTCTCCGCCCGAATCTGCCAGGAGATGAGTCGGTTATAACTTATCGATTTGGCAAAGGCTGTGGAAACTGAATTTATTTTTAATTCTGTCTACGTTTAATTCTTATTTAACTTCTGTGTAAGTTATTAATCGGAAGAAACGATAGGTTTTGATGTATTTATTATACACCTCCTGAGCATTGAGGATAAACTGCTTTGTTGTTTACATTAACTACCATGTTAAAACTTCAATTAACTATGTTCCTTATCCTAATTCTTATTTGATTATGGGCATACGTTTATACCCTTGCACAGATAACACTGCAAACCTTGCAATGCTTATCGATGTGCCACAGGAGACTTTTGATCGCCTTGACTACATCAAGGAACAATGCCAGGAAGAGAAAGCTGACTGGTATTACGAATACTATGAACGCATCAGTGATGATGAAGAACTTCAGAAAGCTGATGACTTCTTAATTTATGGTTGGGGTATCTTTAACTACCCAACTGATTCAGAATATGGTGATACATTTAAGCCTGACTTCGCTTCGAGGTTGTTTAATTCGGCAACCAAGAAAGATATGTCTAAACACTTATCTGTTGATCAAGTCATTCAATTATCATCTGGACTACGTTGGTGCTAACTATGATTACTCCTAAAACTCCTCCAAAGAAATCTGCGACCATCCGTGGATTTCTTTTCAAAACTTTACTTTTTGATGCTGCCATGCGAATCACTCCTCCTCTATCTATCTTTGCCTTTGCACTAGCTGGTGCTGCCATTTACAAGGTATCACCTGACAAAGCAAAGAAGACTATCAAATCTACCATGTTAGATCTTAGAAATCAGTTATCTGATTGGGTAAAACCAAATGTAGATGATGGATTTACTGAGTCTGACTACGTTTATGAATGTAGTAACGATGATGTGGATGTAGATGATAAATCTTATCCTCCAGAAACTGAGTAGGTATTACTCCTACTTGGTGGAAGGTGCAAATCCTTCCATCATCCTTGACCTAGACATGTCACAAAACTGTCCTTTGTACACTTTATGGAGATTTCCATGCTTAACACAACATTCACTGGTAACATCACTTTCGCAGAAATTGTGGAACAAGATGCCAAGGTAGAAAACCCATTCCTCAAGATCGTTGTTGCTGTCAACGACGTGAATGACAATGGACTACGTATTACTGTTCGTACCAAGAATGGTTTACTAGAAGCTGCCCGTAACGGTGAAGATCTAGTCGGTGCTCGTGTAGTTATCAACGGAACTATAGATATTGCATCTATCCGTTCACACTACGTCGATGACGAAGGTAAGTGTGTAGCACTCAAGCAACCTAACGCAAGAGTGTATGCAAATTCAATCGAAAGAATGAATCGCAAACCTGCACCTGCCACAGTTCAAACCGAACTAGCTGTCAGCTAACTGACGAAACTCTCCTTCGGGAGAGTCGACGGGAGATGACCTACCCGTCCTGAAGAGTCAGGTCACAACTGTCCTTTATGGAGATTTTTCCATGCTTAACACAAGACTACTAACTACCCAAGCCCAGTACAAATACACCAGGCTTGAAACTGCTGGTCCTAAACCAAACCAGTCAGTCGGTTCTTACATCAAAGAACAGACGCAGCCAAATGACTATTGGCAAATGTTCTATGGATACAGAGGCTAATGACTACCATTCAACCTTGGTTGTATCCAAACAACCCTTCTGTAGATCGGATTGTATACATTCCTCTACAATCTGCTCATATCCTTGAGTATCAAGAAGAAATGATTGATGCTGAAGGTAATGTCTACTGGAAGACTGTGGACTCCACCACAATCGGAGGAGCTACATCTGTAAAAGAATTTCTTGAACAGATGAAAGACTTCTATGAATCTAAATCCTGTCGTAAAGATAGGATGATGTGATTCTCTCCCTCTGTCTCTTCGGAGGCAGACTGAGGGATTCCCTCATTGTTCTTTACCACCCTAACTACCATGTGGTCTTCTAAACTTTATCAAAAGTCAGCAAGAGATGCTTGCTTACTAAATATTCGCAATGACTTTGCAGAATTAATTATGGTTGATCCTGTTTCAGGTAACAGTAAACACATCTATTTACATGCACCTTTGAAACTAATCAACAAGAAAGTTGAAGAACTAAAACAGAAAGGTTATAAAGAGCTAGACTCTATTAATTTATCTTTAAGAGGTCTTGCTGCTGTATGAATAACCTATCTCCTATCACCCGTGCCTTCCTAACAGTTGGCATCGGTGTATTTATAGGCATACTACCTGTGTTTATGATCATCAACATGCTATCTACTACAGCTATCAGATTCTGTGGTAGATATGGTTCTGACTACACCATCGTTAACCTTGATACTCCATTCGGAACTATCAAGAGATGTGTAGCTAAGAACTAAATCTCTGGGCAAACTTCAAGAGGTAACAGTAAGAGCAAATGCTCAACCGTCTGACATAATCCCTCTTGTAAATGTAAGTCCCAGACTACTCCCATCTCTAGTGAAGATTGTTGTAGTGCTCATCTGCAGTCATGGATAATGCCTCTGCAGTAACTGACACTAACCTCAACCAATAATCTTTGTAGGTGCAAATCCTCAATGGGAGACTTGGACTATGCAATGATATGAACTTTGGTAGTTGGTTCGTTGTGTAGTCCAACTCTGTCCTTTACTCTTACTATTACCATGACCATGAAAACCTTTTGGGCTTGGAAACATTCCATCAACAGCACTGAGGAAAACAAGAGTGGCTATACCAAGATCCTCGCCAGAGATATGAACTCTGCTTACAGAAAAGCCCACAAACATTACAAGCATCACATGTTTAACAGTGACTTCAACGTCAGTGTGATGAGTGGCGAAACAGATAAACATGGCTATGCAAAAGAAGCACAATACAGTACAGGTAAGTGGACTAGAAAAGCCTGGTCAACTTACAAGTATTTCCATAGCTTGGAACCAGAGATACAGGAACGTGTTCACAATCACTACAAAGAATTTGGTGATGACTGGAAAGGTCAAGACAAAACAGACCTACGTTTCCTTGTAGCTTTATTAAGACAGGAGAAATAATCATGAAGAATAGCAAACCACTTCTTTCAAAGAAGAAGAAAGCTTACCTTGCAGTAACACAAAGAGTAAATGAACAACTAAAATCTGAATTTCATATCTCAGATAGTACAGCTCTTGCTATGTATGATAAAGACATTTCTCCTTATGGTTACCATAGTCACCAGAACATGTTAATCACAGAAGGATTAGCAAAGTATTTTTTCAACAAACGTGTTACTGAGAAAAACATTACAGATGAAGATGGTAATTTATTAGTAGGAGAAGGCTTTGGACTACCAGAAACCAATGGTTTATGTCCAAACTTCTATATCACTGATGATCTAGCTAACTCTCTGATAGAAACAGATACACCTAAAGGTAAATTAGATATCAGTAATGAAGTATTACCTGTAATCAAAGTTATATTTTCTAAAAAGTTTTTTAAATTTTCAAAGATGACCATAACTCAAGTGGATGCTGGAATAAGAGTCAAAGCATCTGTAAGAGCACCATATGGACCTGATCGTTTTGGAAAAGAAACTCTAGGATCTGACCAGATCAAAGTTACTCATCATGCATACATGCCTATGGAATTTTTTATTCCATTAGATGGCAGTGGTCACTGCATGTTATGTGACACAAGAGAATGGTTTAAAAAGCATTTATTACACAGAAATTATTTCAAGATAAGATTCTCCACAATGGATGAGGAATATCATCTAAGTCACATTGATTCACATGGCAACATGGATATCAAAGAATTCTTTGGAAGTATGACTCATGAGTTTGTAGAAGCAGTTATAGAACAATACATAGAAAATCTACATAAACCCTACCGTTTTGTAGTCAATCTACTTTGTTTAATGACTCAAGAACCAGAGATTCTTACAGTACAAAACTCTACATCTAAATACACAACAACTAACAGTAAAGGTTTTGATGCTGAAAAGATCAGCAATGTACCTAACGTGCATTGGCTTGGAGAAAACTTTACAACAAGAGTAGTTAACTCTACTGCTGCTTCAGAAGATACTGAACGCACCAGAGGTAAACCTAAGAAGTCTCACTGGAGACGAGGACACTGGCACACTGTGTTGCAGGGTCCAGGAAGAACACAGAAACAACTCAAATGGTTTAGACCTACATTTATCAGAGGACATGCATCATGACAACTATGTTGGGACCTACATCTATTGATCATTTTAAAAATCTTCATGATCATTACTTGAAGAAAGAACCTATCGTTCATGCGTATGCAACACCATACCACGATGACCCTGCTGATAATCCTGCAGCCATGTGGTCTTTTGTCATGCATGAAAAGAGAGACTTGGAGCGTATAGCTTTCAAGACTTACATTCATCCACAAGGTGACTTTTATAATGGCTACTATGACATCTGTGACATAGAGAAAGGAACCTTTGACTGTGACAATATGAGGCTAGGAGAAGTGTATCCTGTCATATTATATGCACACCATGAAACTATGCTTACTGTTGGCTGTGTAGTAAGGACATCAGATCATCCTGATATAGTCACAGGCGAAGAACAACTTGCTCTCTGGATCTACTATCCAAGTGCAGAAAACATTGAGTCATTTGACATGGCAAGTGGTCATGTCTATAAGTAGTTAAGAAAAGGTAGCAATATTAATTAAAATTATCTATCATAGTTTGTAGATGGCTGTACAGAGACTACTTCATGTGGTTTCTCTACAGCCTTTCTCAGCTGTGTCCTTTACATTATTATCATGTCAAACTACGACCCTATCACCGGCAAAGTCGGTAACATCGGACCAAGAACTGTCCAGTCTGTAAACATAGCAACTAACAATGGACCTATTGTTGGAAGAGTATTCAATGCTGCTAACAAACAATCAATCAGATTAACCGGTAACAACCTCAGTGCATTGATACAACAATACAGACTAAACAATATAGATATAATTAATTTCTTTAAATAGTTATGTCTACAAAAAACATTACAGTCACTGTGTGTTTTGACGTTGATCTATTTGAATACAATAGATACTTCAAAGTCCGTAAAACAGATGGTGAAGTTATTGCAATTTACGATTTGATCTGCACTCAAAGTGACAGATTAAATGAACAAGGTAAACCAGAAAACATTCGTATTTACTTTCCTGAAGAGGAGGAGTCTAAAAATGCTTGACAATCCACTACCAGATCAGGTGATGGCTGAGATGGATAAAATAGCACACGCTAGAAACTTTGAAGAAAAGTGTAGAGATGATGCCAAAGAACTATGTGAAGACAACTATGTCTTTGATAGTTTGATTGAACACTTTCAAGACTGGTATTTTCTCTATCGTGTAGACCACCCAGAAGATCAACTTGATGGTGACAAAGACCTCATTGATTCCTGGTGGGATGAAGAAGGTGATCTTTATGATGACTACATCAGTCCTTATGAAGACTATGATCCTACTCCTAATGGAGATTCACCATACAGTGATGCTGAATATATTATCACACCAGAAGAACGTAATCGTATGGCTTTCGAAAGTAAAAGAGAGTCACATGGTAGAGGCAATCCTTTTAATTGGTAATTATTATGTCTGACAAAACTTACAAAACCTACAACGTAGAAGCCAAAGGTACAATCAAACTTTGGATGGATGTTGAAGCTTCATCTCAGGAAGAAGCAGAAGCAATGGCTGATCAAGTCAAAGAAAGAATCTATGGAGAGCCAGGTCCCTGGCGACCTCTATATGATGGCTACACTTTAGAAATCACATCTGTTCGACCAGAACCAGATAAATCTTGCATGAGACCTTTCATCCCTGGGTTCGATGATTGAACCTAACATGGATCTCCTCGAAGCTATGCGTGTAGAAGCTAATCTCTGCTACGAAAGAGGAGATGACGAAGATGGTGATGCCCTAGTTAAATCTATCTTCGATCAGATATTTCCTGGACTTGTAGAAGAAGCAAAACGAAATCCTACTTTCATCTATCAACTAATCGTTCTCGCAAACACTGAGAAAGATGAGATAAAAGCTACCCATTACAAGTCTATTATCTTGTACTTAAAAGACAACGGAGTTAAATTCTAATGAGCGTTTCAAACCACTACAGACATGTCAAAGTTCATGAATATGAAACAACACACAGAGACATGCTACGAGCATCTACTGATGAGCTTATCGCCAGAGGTTATGCACAAATTCTAGAAGAAGATGAGTTGAAAGTACTAGCTCAGTATCATTACGAAAAGTTCAGAAACTTTATGGCTCCACTATTCAGAGATAAGGATCAAGACATAGAAGATGTTGTATCATCTGAGATCACCATACAAATGCCTCCAGTAAACTTACCTGTCAGTAAAAAGTAAGTTAGGATAGAGACAATACAAAAGAATAAATGACAGACGCTGATCTATTCAATGATTACTATGACAAACTCTGTTTCATCTATCCTTCCTGGTCTAGTAATCTAATACTTGAAATAGCAGAGTACTGCTGCACACATTCACAACACACTACCGAATCTGACGAGCTAAAATGGAGAGCCTTGTGCTATCTGAATTCTAAGAAAGAAGAGGAGGCAAGTTATTAATTTATCTGTGAGGTTTTTATGGTCAAGAAACTTGGTAAGCGATACCGGCAAACCAAGCAAGCAATTTATACAGCATATGACATTATTTCTCTGATAGTTATCTTACTCAGCTTTGATAAACTACTTACTTCCAAGTCAAGATCTGTTGAACCCAGACAGGTTGCCAGACTAATCGAGAAGCTTCCAAAGATTAAGAAGATTCTGTATGATTCAGCACCCTGGTGGGCATTCGACGACATGGATGTGAAGTCTAAATAAAACTTTACAATCTAAACTATTTACATTTTCCAATGAGTGGTTAGTATACCTGAGCACTCATAAATATTGTGCGTATTTATTACTACATAGGTCATGTATCTATACAGATTTATGTATTCCATAATGAATTACCGCATGAGGAAATAAAGTAAAATGATTGAAAGCTCAAACACATATCCAGATCTAGTTTGGACAGTAAATGCACTCCGTTCTGACGGAAAGACAGAAGTAATTCGTGTATGTAAAAATTGTTGTGATGCTGACGAAGCGATACAAAATGAACCAAACAAATACTATAAGTCAGGACCAATCCCTCTTTCTTAATGAATCATTCTGTAATCGATTACATGATCTTCGTCTACTCGACTGTAGAAAAGAAAGAGGCAACATATGTGCCACGCTTTTCTACTATCGATGAAGCAAGCAATTTCGCAAACTTATTAAGAGCTACACTTCCCAGACATGGCTTTGTCATCAGTGAGCCTTATCCTATTGTCAGCGATTCCTTAGAAAAGGAATTCAAAGAACGATGTGATACTCCTGCCGATATATTAGGCAGACTAGACGAGCTATGATAAAACTATTGTGTTAACTTAAGAACAGAATACATTTTTTCTGTGGCAAAAGTTATCAGTGTAAGCGTACCAGATGAGTTGTACGCTCGTTGGGAAGAATCAGATTTAGATATTAGTCCTTCTTCTCTATTCCAAACAGCTTTGGAAACTCAGCTAGGTGCAAAGAATCAACTAGTAATGTACTGGAGTGATCGTGCTCTTGACACTGAAAAGAAATTAAACACAATCAAAAAGATCCTTGAACAGGACAGTAAAACAATCAAACGATTCCAATTGTTTGAGAAAGCTATCACCCAAGATCCATGAGCTGCAACAGTGAACCTGTTAACTATGTGTTTAACAATGATTTCGTGTTTAATAATTACAGAGAACTCTGTGCCATGTTGAAAGAATTGAAGGAACAAAATCTTGTCAGATATGATATGTCTCTTACTGAATTTTCAGAAGAATGTTTTAGCTTGGGGTTGAACGAATACCGAAAGAAGTTATATTACTACAGTACTGATTTTCGCTAACTAATTTAATTACCATGAGTCAAAACGACCAAGTACCTGCTGGTACAGAAAATTATCCTGTCAACAATTACATCCCTAAATCAAATCCAAATAGTAGACCAAAGAAGTTTACTAAGTATGCCTACGTCATAAAGAACCAGGTGGTATGGGACAGGATGCGTAAAAAGTATGTGGTTCTGGAAGGCAAAGGTCAACCAGAAACACAACCAATACCATTGCTTCATAAGGATAATCGAAAAGCTTATGAAGATGCATGTGATGTTTGTGGCTGGAATTTTAAAAATAAGGAAGCCAGAACATTGTATGTGACTGATGGTACTTACATTAGTCCAACTGCAATTAAACGAATGAGGGAACTACCATGACCGATTGGTTAGAACAAAGTCTTATCGACATAGGACTAGGCTATAAAGAATCCTATGACAGTTATGTATCATATGGTTTGACAGCTAGATCTTATACCAAACAGAAATACAGAAAGAAGTATTACTCTTGGCTACAAGTTGGAAAAGAATTAAAGGGAGGAGTCTTTGAAGAAGGCTCCTTTTCTACATGGCCAAAGCGTTTGTTAAAAAGTAAAACAAACCAAAAGAATCAAGCAGAAAAAGAAGCAATGAAACATTTTTCTGTTTATCACATCAATAAATACAGGACTCTTTGCACAGAACAAGAAGAGATACCTGTTAAACACAGACAAAAAAAGAGCCAGGCTACCACCCCTGACTCTTAGTTGTGTACCACTGTACTGTCCTTTGCACATGGAAACTAACTCATTATCAACTTCTCCTCATCCAAAAGAAGCTATTAGTTCCTTATAAATAGTAGTATCAAAATACTCTTTTTGTAAAGTTTGTGTATTTCAACAAATAAGTTGAAACCTCCACCATACTTGGTAGTCTTTCCCTTAGATCTATCTTCCAAACACTATGGGTAGTGCTTTAAAGCGTGAGTTTAAAGTTGGTGATGAAGTTTGCCACACAAATAAGTTCAGTACTGGAAACAATTTCCAAAGAAGAAGACAGGGTGTAGTTCTCGCACTTGAGAAACGCCCTGTCAAAGGTGGTAAATTAAGGAGCTACGTTAAGGTTCTATGGAACACTAGTAGCGTACCTTGTTATCATGCATCCCATGCTCTTTTATTATTAAAAGAAAGAGAAGATGCAATAGAAGAAGCGAGTAAGTTAATTGCTAACTAGCTTGCGACTTTCTGTGGATGATACTCTTGTGATCTGTAACTTAGTTTTACATCACTATCATCTATGTTTCTTGACCATGTAGCTACTGCTTCCTTATTCTTGGCAGGATCATAACTGCAGCCTCTGTAAGTTAATCTTGTCATAATACTCCTTTCGTATCTCTTACTACAAAATAGTAGGAGATTTTTTTATTTAATGTAGTTTACCGTGATACAAAAGTGTATTAATTACTACAATTTAATCTTTGCTTAATCATTCCTATGAAGTATCCAACCTACAAAAAGATCTGTGATAAACACAAGATCAATCCTCATCAGGTTATTGCTGATGGGAACATCCGAGAAATCTTAGAGCGTGATAAAGATCATGATCTTGAATTTCATGAGATTTTATTAGACAATTACTTCACAGTTTATTACTGGGAAGGTAAAGTTGCAGACATTTAATTATGAAACTATCTGATAAACAAAAGGAACTATTAATTGATTTAATTGATGGTTATTTTTATCCAAGAGATTTAATTAATGACTATGAAAAATTCTTAGAAATAAGAAAAGTTCTAGAACCTCATGATCGTTGGATAGATAACTTTCAACATGAATACTATGAACATCCTGATTTAAATTATGGAACTAACTAAAGAAGAAATGGAATTAGTAATTAGTTGGCTTGAAGACCATTACTATTATCCAGATAAAGATCATGTCTACACAGATATGAAAAAACTACCAGGGGTAGTAGCCAAATTTCAAACCTATCTCAAAGGAGGAGAAACTAATGACTGAATTAACTAAAGAACAACAACAAAAATCCCTAAAATGGGATGCTGATGTTGTCATGGAACAAATCCAAATGCAAGAGAGTAGCCACAGAAGAATGATAGCGTTAGTTGAGTATCAACTTGCATATCCTGACATGACTATTAGAGAGTTCTTTGCTATGGCAAGCGAAGAAATAGAAGAAGAAGATGATGATGAAGATGAAGATGAAGAGGAGGACTTCTAATGCGTAACGATCCAATGAGTAACTACATCAACATAACAGTTATGTGGGATGAAATACTTGCTTTTAGTGATTTCATGTACAAGATGGAAGAACTAAATTTAGTTCCATCAAGTGTTGGACTAGCAAGAAAAGAAGGTGTACAGGAAGCTGAAGGTTACGAACCAAAGCATTTTAAAACTAAAGAAGAATACAATGAACACTTACAGGAGTTCATTTGTAAAATTAGACACTTTGACACTTATTTCGAGGAGGAAAACTAATGGAAGAAGAATACAAAGAGTTTAATTTAGTAGTCAACCATAGGGCTGTTGTACTTATTGATGCTGACACTGAAGAGGAAGCTATCCAGAAATGGAATGATTCTCACGCACATCAATATGACCTTGAATACTCTGGTGAAAAACCAAAGTTTACAGGAGAAATCTGGGAGCATGATGGCTAATGGCTGATTACCAATTTACTGTTACACAAACTGGAATCATTTGTGTTGATGCTAACTCTGAAGAGGAAGCTAGAGAAAAATTAAAGAATGACATAGATGGTTTCTATGTTATTACTGAATACGACCAAGTACCAGCAGATGATAGCTGGGAAGTTGGTGAAATCTATGACATTATCCAGGAGAAAAACTAATGAACATTTCATTTAATCAAAAAGAATATCGAGAACTAATCGAATTAATTTATTGGGCGGTTCTTAGAGAGAATATTAATTACAATGATGATTTTAAAAGTATGTGCAATGCTGTGAGAACAGCAGATGGTTCACCTTTAGAAGAATGGGATCCACTATTCTCTGAAGATTTTACGGAGGATGACTAATGGGAAAAGCAACAGGACAAATGCAAGAACATACACAGAAACTTCTTGATCATTACAATGAACTTTACAACTGGGATTACAACGAAATGTGTCGTTTCATTAGTAATCATTCAGAGGAGGAGTTTCAAGCCCACTACACAAAGTATCAACAACTTTGCGATGACTATAGTACAGAGTTAGTTGATAACTTCGGATTACATTTTGACCTTGATGCATCTTGTTATGAGAAGTTTGAGGATATGTATGAAGGAGAATATGGACACTCAACGGATTTCGCAGAGCATTGGGTTACTCAAGAAAATGAATCAACAAAGAATCTACCAGGCTGGTTAGAGATTGACTATGCAGAAGTGTGGGAGAACAAACTTTCAAAAGATTACTTTGAAATTGATTGTGATGCGAGTGATTACACTTATGGTCACATATTTAAAAACAAAACTTACCTTAATGGAGGAAAAAACTAATGGGCTTAGACATGTACTTAGAAGGTTCTTTCTCAAGAAGAGCCTATGTTCAACCAACTGATCAAGATTATATTGACATGCGTGAAGGCAAAGAAGTTACAGTTGAAAGATCACAAGCATTAATAGATGCTCTTGAAGCTACTGGACTTCAAAATGCTCCAATAGAACATTATCGGAATCATTTAACTTATGTTTTTCCTATCATCACCTGGAGAAAAGCTAACCAGATACACAAATGGTTTGTTGATAACTGCCAGGAAGGTGATGACAACTGCCAACGTCATTATGTTTCAAAAGAAAAATTAGTAGAATTGTCTGAAACTATCAATACAATTCTCAATTGTAGTGATCCATTAAATCGTGAGCAAGTTGCTAAAGAGTTGCTGCCTACAGATATTGAAGGTTGCTTCTTTGGTTCAGAAGAATATGACGACTATTACTTTGAAGATCTTGAAGAAACTAAAAAAGTTCTTGATAAGTTATTTGCTTATGAAGAAACTGCAGAAGATGGTCACCACTTCGATAACTTTTATTATCAATCATCCTGGTAAAAATTATGAGTCACCCTGTTAACGATGAGATTCTTGAAAGACTTTATGAAGAAGCCTATGACGAATTATCTAAATCACACTCAGATTTTTCTGATGACACTTTAAAAGATATGGCTACTCGTATGGCTCAAATTAAATTTGAAGAACTACCTGAACCTCTCGACCTAGAGTAAGTCATTAAACTATTCTTTTGCACATCTACCTGGAGAAATCTAATGCCTAATCATTGCTTTAATAGAGTAGAATTCTACTCAAATGATAAAGAAGAAGAGATCAAAAAACTTCATGACATCTTTTCTATAGATGTAGAAGCTGAAGATGAAGAAAGAACAATCTTTGGTCAATTTATACCAGAACCAGACTGGTCTACTACACCTCTAGCTGAGGAAGATGTTAGCTACTGGCTCCATGATAAACGAGGTGAAGTTAATGAACTACCTGTACCTGGAACACATAACCGAGGACCTCATTTTAAATCTACAGGTCATGGTGATGACAGGTGGTATGACTGGAGACTTAGACATTGGGATACCAAATGGGATTGCTATGATTTAGGAATGTCTGATCATGATCTTCCACATGGTTTCGAAGTACAATTCAATACTGCATGGGCTCCACCTCAAGGAATCTGTGCAGCTATAAGAGAACAGTATCCTGACATAGATGTCCAATGGTTCTACGATGAACCAGGTGAAGAAATTGCTGGTTATCTATAGACCAAGAGTAAAATGATTACATATCGAAGTATATGTAATGGGTAAGAAATTAGTAAGAGCGAAAAAGTTATATTATTTAATTCTTGATGATGAATCTAAATATTGTTTATTAAAGTTAGATATAGCTTCTAAAGACTATGTAGAACTTGATCATGACTTAGATCTCTTTGCACTTAGCAGACTTTTATTTCAACAGGACAATGACAGCTACCACAAAATCCCAAACAAAAAAGAGTAAGCTCGACAGACTACCAGAAGATATGCAAAATCTTCTGTGTGATGGCATCTCAAAAGCCATGCAAAACTGGGGAGGATTTCTGAAGATGTCTCAGAAATTTACTACTTACAGTTTCAACAACACCATGTTGATCTGGATGCAACAACTACAACGTGAGTTAGAACCCAGCTCACAGGTTGCAGGTTACAAATCTTGGCAAACTAAATTTAAACGTCAAGTCAAAAAGGGTGCCAAGTGTTACAGAATACTTGCACCTAGACCCATAAATAAGATGGGTGAAGATGGTAAACCTATCCTCAATAAAGATGGTAAACCAATGATCAACTTCATGATGTTCGTCGGTGTAAAAGTATTTGACTATCGTGATACAGAAGGTGAACCATTACCAGAAAAACCAGATACATCACACGTTATGAAAAACTTAGAAGGAGATGCAATGCCTGGACTTCTACAGGGTCTGTGCAAGGTTGCAGAGGCTCGTAAAGTGAAGTTACTTCGCAATGTATCTGAAGCAGAAATGGATGGTGCTCATGGCCGTTGTTGGTTCACTGGAGAGAATGGTAAAGCAAGTAAGATCGAACTCAAAGAAGGTCTTAGTATTCTCTCTGAGATACATACCCTTGCACATGAACTTGGTCATGCAATACTCCACAATCGTGATGAGTATCTAGAGCATGACACATCATCCATCAAAGAGTTGGAAGCAGAGTCAGTTGCTATGCTAGTCTGCAACTCTTATGACATCGATACATGTAAATGTAGTTTCGATTACATCATTGGTCACAACACCAGGAACAAAGATGTTCAGGAAAGTATGCTGACTGCTGGTGATCGTATCTACAAAGCTCACAAAGAAATTACAGCTATCGTTGATGAACATCTCAAGGAGGTATCCAAATGAAAATAGAAGATCTAACTTATCAGGATATTCGTAAAGCATCATCTAATTATCTAAGATCACTTTTAAAAGAAGACATTGATGTTGAATTGCACGATATGATAACAAAAGAATTATTTGAAGTCAGAGAGCAAAGGAGATCTATTACATAATGACTGAAGAAAATGATTCCTTACATGATAATCAAAGATGGAATTATCTTTGGAACAATCCTGACTTAAATAAACGTGAAGCTTTTAGACTATGGAATACCAATCCAAGTTCTTTAACAGAACAACAACGATTATTAGTTAAAGAATTATTCAAATGAATATAAAAGATCAACTAACTCCTGAAGAATATAAACGTGTTATACATGTGCTCACTCCTTTTACGTTAGGAAGAAGAGTTGATGATCAACATCATTTCAGGACAATAAGGGCTAAACTGAAGAGACAGTTAGCAGCTCTTGAAAACAATGGTTGGTATTCAAAATGAGTGGTGATCCAGAACCGAAAGATGAACCAAAGATCTTTTATTCTGATAAGATCACACCTACAAAGTTAATTGTTTTAAAACAACAGAAAGATCCTGTGGATGATTACTTTGATTGTGTTTCCTCATGTGACACAGACAATAAAGAATGTCATGATGAATGTATAGAGGAACTTAAAGAAAATGATACTGGTAATTAAAGGGGCTCCTACTCTCGAAGGAATAGGAGCAAGTTGCCAGCCATGAGAAACAGCAAAAATCATGACTCCCTTCCGGATGGAAAAAACTGACGCTGTTCTTCTTCATTTTCTCCATACTATAATAAAGTTAAACACCCTCTCCTCCCATGTCAAATGAAAACATTATCACTTCTAAAATTACATACAGTCAGCTGTGATTCCGGTAACCTCGTTATTATTGATCCGTGTTATCTCAAAAATTCGGATAATGTTAATAGCCTTATTGACTGTGGGCTTGCCACTTCTATTAATACTGAAATAGGTGATGGAGAATTTACTGTTGAAAAGAAAAGAGATAGACGTGGTAATCTTCAACAGATAATAATAAATATTCAATGAAAAAACATCAGATTAAATCTGGTTGGTATTATATTTTTTGGGGAATTATGTCAGTGAGTGTATTTGCAGGACAACTTTATGTAGGAAATGGGTATCGTCAGTTAAGTAATTCAATAGATCAAATCAAAATTATTCTTTTGGAACAAAAGTAAAACAATCAAAGTATGCTCCAGGATGTATAGGTTCTAAAGGATTCTTAGGAGTTACACCAATAATCTCAGCCTTATTCCAAATAGTATCATCTGGATAAGGTGGTCTTGTCCAGTAAAATTCTAATTTCTTTTCATCATATAACCAATCACAATGATATCTTCTCCAGTATTGGAAAGCTCTGAACTGTTGTTCAGGTTTACCACTGGTGCAATCAAATGTTATTGAATCACCTGGTTCGATGTTCCATCTTAGTTTCAACACTGTTCTCCATCCTTCTGCTATTGCTCGCAGACCAATATCACCTGTAAATTTTTTATTTAAACTACGGGCACGTTTGTTCTTACGCTTGTGATACCAGTCATTTATCTGTCTATTTGATTTACCTACAGCAAATCCTATATTCCATGCCCAGAATCCATTATCTAACTTAGACCAGGGATCAAGTATCACTTTGCATAGATGCCCCTTGATTTTAAATGTATTGCTGATACTCTTACGTCGTATTCTTTTTGACATTAAATGGAAGAATTAATGATGATGATTCAAAAGGACCCAGAACTCTGGGATCTGATTGAAAAAATAAAAGATCAAGATGCAACTCTTGAATTCTTTTTAGATGATGTAGCTGAAATGTTTGCTATTGAATTTAGAACTCTGGATACCAGTGATCTAGATGACAAATTAGATCAGCTCTTTGGTGGCTTACCTCCTAAAGCAATGTTACTTGCAATGCCTCTGCTTCATGTTGCTTTAGAAAAGTACATAAAGACAAAGACAGGGAGGTAGTAAACAAATGCAAAGAGGTTATGCAATTTGTACCACCGATCTATCCCGAATACTAACAATTGCTCCATGTAAAACAAAGTTTATCTTTGTACGAATTACTAGTGGTCAAGTTCTTACAGATGCTATATGCTTTACTGACATATCAAATGCTAAGACAATTGAATCAAGAGCAAGAAAAAAGTTTGAGGACATGCCAGAAACAAGAATTGTTAATGTTGCACTCCTATATAACAGAATCGATAAGCAAAATGAATTATCTAATCTTTGACTTAGAAACAAATGGATTACTGGCTGATGTAAATACAATACATTCGCTGGTAATTAAGAATGTAAATACTCAACAGGTAATAAGTTGTGCCGATCAGGATGGTTACACATCTATCGATGAAGGTATAGAACTTTTAATGAATGCTGATGCATTAATCGGACACAATATTATAAAATATGACCTACCAGTGTTGAGAAAACTCTATTCTCATTTTGATACAAGTAAGAATTGCATAATTCTAGATACTTTAGTGATGTCAAGGCTATGGGCTCCAGAGTTAGACAGCCTAGATTACTCCAGGTGGTTACATATTGAGCCTAAATATAAAGGAAGACACTCTCTTGCAGCCTGGGGAGAACGACTTGGAGTTAAAAAGATTAAGTTCAAAGAGGAACAACAAGCTGAAGTAAAAGATGTATGGGATAAGTGGTCAGAATCTATGCAGGTTTACTGCGAACAAGACGTAACAGTATCGGAAGCTCTCTACAAATATTTTCTTGCTCAAAAGATGGACAAAAGATCTCTAACTCTTGAGCATGAATTCGCTATCATTATGTCTTATCAGGAAGCATTTGGTTTTCCCTTCAACAAACCAGCTGCTTTTGCATTATTAAATGAACTAAAAGCAAAACAAACTGATATAGGTGAACAGCTACAGGAAACTTTCCCACCCATCGAAGAAGAAAGGTGGTCCGAAAAAACTGGTAAACAATTAAAAACAAAAGTTATTACATTTAATCCAGCATCCAGACTACAGACTTCACAAAGATTGGTAGAAAAATATCCAGAGATTACATTTGAAAAGACAGAGAAAGGATCTCCCAAAGTTGATGATGATGTCTTAGAAAAACTAGGTCTTAAATATCCTGAAGCTAAACTATTAGCAGAGTACCAGCTACTTAATAAACGATTAGGTCAGCTATCAGATGGTAAAGAAGCCTGGCTTAAACATTGTGAAAAATTTGGAGATGGAAAAATTCATGGAGAGATTAATACAAATGCCTGTATCTCAGGACGCTGCAGCCATTCTCGTCCGAACACTGGGCAAATTCCGTCGGTGGGACATGCTTACGGTGCTGAATGTCGTGCTTTATTTTACGCTCCTGAAGGGTGGCTACTAGGAGGAGCCGACGCTTCCGGTTTAGAATTACGAGCCCTTGGCCATTGGTTAGCCTACTACGATGGTGGTGAGTATGCCGAACTAGTTAGTGATCCTGATAGAGATATTCACTTTCATAATGCCTGCTTGTTCGGTATACACGAAAGAGGTAAAGAGATTCCAAAGCTCACCAGAGATTTAAGCAAGCGTTTAATCTATTGTGTACTTTATGGTGGTGGTGCAAAGAAGACAGGTTCTATCATTGCACCTAAAGAAAGTGAACATAAACAATATGAAAAAGGTAAACAAACTATTGATACTTTCTATCAGAACTTACCAGCTATCAAGAAGTTAAAAGATCAGGTTGAATCAACTCTAAGTAATCGTGACTATTTAATAGGTATAGATGGTAGACATCTACAAATCAGATCAAAGCATTCTGCATTGAATCAACTCCTGCAATCAACAGGAGCAATCACAGTTAAGAAAGCTACTACTATTCTTTATGATGATATGACTGATAAAGGATTAAAGTTTTTCAAAGACTGGGGATTTGTAGCTCATGTACATGATGAATATCAATGTCTATTACGTCCGGAATATACAGATTTGTTTCAGGAACTTGCGATAGATTCATTCCGCAAGTCAGGAGAATATTTTAAATTAAAGTGTCCTCTTACAGGTGAAGCAAAGATTGGTAAGAACTGGTGTGAAACACACTAGTTAAGGATAAAGACTCTTGATTTTATCTTGACGTTCTTGTTCCTTTCTTTTTTTCTCATCTTCTCTTTGTTTTACATAATCAATCAATGGCCAGCGGTTTATTTTCAACGCATGACCCATTGAAACACGATTCGGTAGTAACAATTTGTTAAAAAATGAGAGTTTCATTATATATGTCAGCCTTTATTGACATTCTAGTCCTACTGAATAGAGTATTGAAAACATTTAATCATTATGGAACCAGTAAAAGCAGTCGAACCCATCACAGAAAAGGATGAGATTCAAAAGTTCCAGGAACTAAAAGAACAGGTTTTCAAAGAATATGCTGACTATTCTTTAAACAAGCTCTATAATTTCAATGAGCTGTTGATCACCACTATTCATCAGCTTCAATTCAAACAGATGGCTATGCAAGAATTGATTACTCATCGTCTTGATAACATCTGCCCTAAAGAAACAACTAACTAATTATGAACACTGCAAAAGTTTGTGCTAAATATGTAGGTGAAGGAACTACAGAACATGGCATACGTTTCACCGAAGTAACTGTATCTGCAGTTGGTAAAGGTGAAGATATAAAATTAAGAGTGCTCTCCACCAAAGCAGGAGGAGATACATTAGGTTCCTGTAGTAAGGGAGCTAACTTAATTATTGTTGGACGCTTGTATAGAAACAGAGCAGTCCAGAGTGATTATAATTACTATGTAGTACCTACTCAAAGAATAGAAGTAGTACCTTGTCCTGTACCTTTAAATACTGTGACCATAGCTGGAGCTTACTGGTTAAATGATAATGACAAGAAGCTCAATCAGGATGATCAGAGACATACCTTTACTATATTGACCAGTACTCCTGCCAATCAATTACTAAATCATGAGTATGATGACACTCTAAGCTTCTCTATTACTTCATGGAGCTATGATGCTCAGAGAATATTACAGACAGCTCACATAGGTCGTCAAATGATTATTGAGGGTTATCTACGTTCTTATACTCCAGCTGGAAAAGATACTGGATACATTTCTATAAATGTAAGATCTGGAATAGTTGAGATGTTTGGTAGTAAAGAAAAGAAAAAAGAAAATAAGATTGATAATAAATCTGACTCCGCTTCGAAGGTTGTAATTCAAGGTGAAACTAAAGCAGAAGAAGAAAAGTTACCTATCTGATCTACAGGTCCTGAGATGACCTTCATAAAAGCATCATGTTCACAACGTAATTAATTGTTTTATGTCTGTACTTAACCGTTATTCAAACGCTGAAAAGTATCAAGGTGTCCTTCGGGACTTCTGCAATTGTCAGATTCTAAATGACAAAGGCAAACCAGGTCTCTTCTTAAAAGATGAGATCCTAACTCGTATTGGTTGGACAGGTAAAGTTTCTGACTTTACTGGTGCCGAAGAATATGAGCACATGTATAACAATGGTGACCGCAACAAAGGAATCTATTTCAAGAGTCCTCGTATGATGGTTCTCCACTGTGGTTTTCCTAAAGACACAACCTTTATTGAGAATAGTAATAAAGGTCAGATAGAAGGTATGTATCCTCGTGATGCACATCTCTATGATGAATGGGAACAAGCTAACCCAGGAAAGCCTTCTCCATTCAAACGTCGTCGTCTCATCCTAATCTTTTTAGTTAATAAAGATGGGGTCGCCCAGCACAAGAAACCATTGCTACTATCCGTACATGGTGGTGCTTCTAAATTATTTACAGAAGCTTACAGTAACTTCATTGAAGAACTAGAAGCAGCTTTTGCTGAGTATCAAGGCTCCAAAGGTGGTACAGGATTTGATCCTAAACAATCTGCTGCTGCAATCTTTACTCCTACATTTGATGTTCAGATGTATGGTGAAGAACGCAAGAGCCCTATTGCTTTTCCTAAGACATGGATAAAGCCAACGGTTTCTAAGATTGAAGACTTCTTCCCTAAATCAGATGATGATATCGATTTCTTAGAAGAAGTTTGGGAGACAGTTCCTCCAGCTGTATATGCAAAGAGTTTCTTTGATCAATGTGCAAAAGAGATTGGATTTCATTCAATCAAAGAAGGTGTTAGTTTAGATGCTATTCCTTCTTACACAACAGAGAAAGCACCAGCTCTTCTATCAGCTAAAGATTCTGATACAGGTGAAGTTAAGTTCTAACTTCTATTCACATACATACAGCCGGGCATTGCTCGGCTTTTTTTAATGGAGATTTTTATTATGCCTAAGAAAAAAGAAAAGGAAGAATCTATGGAAGAATGGAGCCGTAGAGTCTTTGGTTACACAAAAGATGGATGGCTCTATGTTGACAACAAAAGAGTCAGCTATGTAGGTCCTGATGAAGATGATGATGATTTCATCGATGAAGATGGAGGAATAGGATGAGTAACATGCTAGACGGAGTAGACACCAATCATCTATGGACATTATTTCATGATGCTCATTGGAGATCCTTAGATAACATTTGTTCACATCCATTGAATGCTGAACAGATTGAAGACTTAGCTGAAGATTTAGGTCTTCAAGCTATGGCCGACCAACTAAGAGATGATAGAAAAAGACAGGAGGATGAATCATGATTCATTATTTAGTTATTGGTCATGCTTGTGATGAAGAACAAGGATGGCAATTCACTGATTCTGATAAAGAATGGCCAGTCGTAGTAACTGATGAATATTTAGAACAAAAATTCACAAACGATACTTTAAAAGAATTAGGTTATGAACCTGATGAGTATGAAAGCTGTGGTAAAGAAGTTTACATAGATTTCATTCTCAAATCTAATAGTCCTATACAAATTCAATATGGCTAAACCTAAAAACAATCAAACTCTTAATTGTCATTCTGTTTATGATTACATGACAGAAAAAGAACAAGATGTAGTCTATGAAATCTTAGAACGCATTTATGCAGATAAAGATTGGGATATGGATGACATCTGTTGGGATCTAATTATTCAAGAAGATGACTAACTTTCAATGTAAAAAACTCGACCCTCTTGTAACAGGAGACATAGGTTCATTCTGTGTTGACTGTCTACAGGATACCAACTTCAGAGATGCTGAAGGTAATCAGACATTCAAATTCGTTAATCGTATGCCATGTGACAGAGATGTCTACGATGGTGATAAGTATATAGGAAATAGAAGTGGATGGTTATGTATGGATTGTAATTGGTTGGAATGTGATCGTTGTGATGAAAAAATTTATGATGGCGATGACTGCACACCTTACGATGTGTATCAAGGTCATGAGCCAGCAGAGTTCTCTGATGGTGCATACCGAGTCCACTACGAATGTCTAACTGACAAAGAAAAAGAACTTATGGAGGCTAACAACCAATGAACAAATCTTGGATAATCACAGAAAAATATGTTGGCTGGGGTACAGCCACTGTCATAGCTGAAACAAAAGAAGAAGCTTTGATCAAATATGAGGGTGGTGATTATTTAGATTATGAACATGATCTAGATAATGCTCAAGATTATGAGTTCTTTTCTATTGAAGAGGATCATGAAGCAATACTTTCACCAACACTGCAAAAGGAGGATGACCAATGAAACATTACAAAGTCAAAATGATTCAAGAATACATTGAGACTTATGTTGTTAAAGCAGACTCTGAACAAGAGGCTGTTCAATGTACATATGAAGACTGGCTTGATCCTAGTGATACAAAAGCTGGTGATTCCAGAGTAAAAACAGTTGAGGTAATCGAATGAACAACGCAATGATTGAACTAACTTCCCAACTTCTTAGAGATCACATAGAAGAATTGATGAAAGGTGATTGGGAAAAAGTTAGAGATGAAGTGGCTTTATGTCACGGAGCTCTATACGAATTACATGGACAAAGGATCAACTAATGATTACTGACATCATTGAAGCTTGGAATGAAGCTGAAGAATTAAATTGTAGTTTAAGAGAATTAAATGATAAGGATCTTATTGATTGTCGAGAGGCACTCATAAATAGATCACAGATCATTATGAATCTTTTAGACCAACATGTACCACAGGAGAACTCATGATCCCACTACTTAAATTTTCTAAAAGCAATGGTAAGTTAAGCAACAGACTTATCTTCTCCATTCCAGCAGGCTATACCTGTCCCCATGCTGGCAAGTGTCATACGTTTGCTGATCGAACTACTGGTGAAATTAGAGACAATCCTCATGGTTGTAGTAAGTCACCAGAGTATCGTTGCTTTGCTGCTATGGCAGAAGCTAGATTCCCTACTGTACGTAAGTCCAGGTGGCATAACTTTGACCAACTCAAAGCAGCCAGGAATATCTATGTAGATCAACATCCAGAAAGTCCAGGTGATTATCATCTAGCTATGAAAGATCTAATCTTAGCTTCACTAGATGCTCAACCTCATAGAGATATGGTACGCATCCACGAGAGTGGTGACTTCTGGAGTGAAAGTTACATGAAAGCTTGGATGCTTGTAGCAAAAGAACATCCACAAGTTAAGTTTTATGCTTACACAAAGTCATTGACAATGTGGTATCACTTACAAGATGACATCAACAGCAACTTCTATCTCACTGCATCCTACGGGGGTAGTGAAGATCATATGATCAAACAATTCCCAGATGTTTACAAGCGTGTAGCTTATGTGGTTTACACAGAACAAGAAGCTGCAGATCGTGGACTAGAGATAGATCATGATGACTCACATTGCTTTGGTGAGAAGCCATTCGCATTGCTGGTTCATGGCAGTCAACCAGCAGGATCAGATGCCAGTGCTGCTATTCAACAACGTAAAAAAGATGGAGGCTTTGTAGGCTATGCAAAGAAGTAAACTGACAACTAAGGATGAAGCACTCAAAGCACTACACGAAGCAAGTCTATCAATAGCTTGTTTAGGTGCTGATTGGACTGAACATTTTGAAGATGAAAGTGTTACAAAAAACCATCAAAAATGGGTTTTAAAAGATCAAGAAGGTCTACAACAAGATTTAGATCACATTCAAGATCAAATTACTATCTTAGAAAATTACTTAGACCCTTACATTCCGGAGGATTCCAATGCCAAAGAATGATTTAACACCAGAACAGATCGACGATCTCAAAGACTTATTAGTTGAAAGGATGGTCGATAATATGTCAACTAAAGATTTAGTTGTCTATGTCACTGATGATCTTACAGAATATTATAAAGTTTTATCAGACAAAGAATTTCTGCGTCAAGCAGAAGATTATTGGGATGAATCTTATCCTGAAATCGTTGAAGAAATTAAAGAAATCTAGTAAACTATTTACACCCTTTGTACACAAATGACTACTACTATGATCTTCTTAAATGAAGGTCAAAAGATGATCTATGGTCGTAAGAGAATCATGGATACCTTCTACAAAACTCATCCTCTTGGTAAAGATATCCTTGAGGATGAGATCGGAGAGATCACCTTCGATGATGACTACGTTCTATTGAATGTAGAGAACAGACTTCTACGTATCAAAAAATCAGAAGTAATTAAAAACTTCTGGGAACATAGAACTCGCACTCCAAGTTATTTTGATTACAGAATCTGGAGATCAAGACCACAAGAAGGTGGTAAATATATAGGAGTTCCTGTAGCTGCTATTGATCACAATGCTCAGGTAAATAAAATACTTGGTTCAGATATCAAAGTATCTACAGATAAGGATGGTACCAAACGTATTTACTTTGTTACTCCTGTAGACAAAGCTTGCACCTGTGGTTCATTCAATCAGATGAAAGAACACGAAAAAGAATTAGCTGCAGAGTTTAGTAAGCACTGTCCTGAGATTGATTTCAAGCCTGTGTGTAAACACATTAGATGGTATGAAAATCAATTATTATTACTAGCTGACATACAGTTAGTTAATAACAGATACCCTACCAATCATCCTCGTTGCTGTGTATATCAATATGATCACAGAAGGAGAAAAATTCTGTACAAGATCACTAATAATCGCTATGATTCTAATACGGAATGGGTTCCAAAAGACAGTTGGAAAGAGAAAGATGTTTATGATCCTTCAGGTATGCCAACAGGTAATTGTTGGGATGTATTAGAAGGAGCTTTATCTCAATCTATTCCATACAAAATTCACCATTATTCTGCTTCTATGGAAGCAATAATGAACCGTTCATCTTATCCAAAATCAAGGTACTAATCATGTCCGACAAAACTTCATTCAGAGAACTATCACAATCAATCCAGCACATTGATATCCTCAGAGATATGCCAGATGTAGCTGAAGATGAAAGAGAAGAGATGCGTCAGTACATCGAAGATCTTACACATCGTAGAGCTGACAAATTAGATAACATAATCTCAATACTAAAAGATTGTGACAGACGTATAGAGGTTCTCGACAAAGAGATGCAGGAAATAAAAGAAGCAAAAGAAAAATGGAAAAAGAATCACAAGATGATTGCTGACATTATCAAGTTCTGCTTCCAGACAAATCTCATAGAATCAAAACTAAATGGTAACAAGTTCCAAGCTACTATTGCCAACAACAGTCCTAAAGTTCAAGAGGAGATGCACCTCTGGGATGATCAGGACAAAGCCAGATATGGTATCACTAAAACAACCACAGTAGTTCGTAACTCAGATGGCACTGTACTTAGTGAAAAGAAAGAAGTCACAGCAGATAAAGATAGATTAAAGATTGATCTACAACAGAAAGTACCTGGTACTCCTGTGTCTTCTCATCTGCTACCAGTTATCAGGTTGTCTTATAAACGTAGAACAAGGATAAGTTAGTTACATTTAATCTTGATTTCATGACTCCCTCTTGCACATTTGTAAGGGGGAGTTACTCTTTGGAAAATTTTCACAATGAAACTTCGTCCTAAACCAAAGTACCTCCAACTTGAACTCAACTTTAACGAAAATGCTATCTCCATTCAAAAGAAAAATCTTACAGAGAATGGGACTGAATCACGTAGCTTATCACGGAAACAAAAACTGTAATGATGATTGGCTTAATGGATATTTCCAAGCCAAAAAAGATTTAGAGATGCAACTAAATCAAATCAAAATTACTCTCGATGATTTGGATTGATTTTATTCTGGAGTCTTGTTAGTTTAATGATGATAGACATTGAACTTTCATGTCCAAAGATAAAAAGTTAAAGTATAAAGGTAAACCTTCCGAGATATTAGATCCTATCGAGTTCGAAGGAATCACCATTAAGATCCTCAAGCATGGTAACACTGGTCAAATACTATTTCGTTATCCACGAAAGGAGGATGGTGAACCGTGCTGGACCACTGATATAGACAGAGCAAAATCTTCTATTCTTTATTTGAAACAAAATAGAAGAATCATTTTAGAATCGTACACGTAACCAAATTATTATCAGTGAAAACAGAACTCAGTAACACATTAATGGATGATTTAGCTTGGAGTATATATGAATATCTCCTTGATGAATCTACTGACTTCCAGGGTGAACATATTGTGCTATTACCAATCACAGTTATCGCCAGAAAGTTTGATCGTAATCATCGGACAATAAGCAGACGGTTATCTGCTTTACGAGATGAAGGACTTATAAAGACTATTATAAAAAAAGATTATGTTGCTCTGTATCACATCAACGACCAAGAGGAAAATGCCTGAACCAACCGAAAGAAACTACGAACAAGACATAGCCTATATACTTTCATCATTCACTGATGGTGGTAAATCTTTAAGATCATTCTTTAATCATCCACAAGAATTAGGAGTCTGCATATTAACTGCAGGACTATTATCAAATTCAAAACTCATGCTCTCTCCTGACGATGCAATCAATACCAGCTTTGAACTTTATACAAAGATTCAACAGAAGATTGGTCAGTATCAGAACATGTCTTTTGCATCTAACGTAGAAGATTGCTTCAGGCATCCAGAAGTTGAAGGTGACTAAGACCTTGCCATAATTCAGTTCCTAGTTACTATCTGGGCAATTGCAATATTAATTTGACTGTAATTACTATTGATGCGGAAGTTTTAGAGAAAGAAATATTAGAATCAAAAGTTTGTACAGCTTACTCTACTAAGAACGACAGTTCTCAGTACGTGGATTACAAATCACAAGGTGATACTAGGTTAACAATAAATGGATCTCGACATTACAAAACACCTTTTGGTTCTTTACCTTCTGTAACAACAATACTTGGAGCTACCCAGGGCAGTAAAGCAGCATTAGAAAGATGGAATAAAAAGAATCCAGGTAAAAAAGAACAGGCAGCTAGAAGAGGTACTGCTGTTCATGCCAGGATGGAACATTATCTTTTAGGTGAAAAAGATTTTAATCATGAAGAAAATGAAGATCCAGAATTTATAAAAGATACAATCGAACCATTTTGGAATGGTCTTCCTGAAAAATTAGATAAGTTTGACAAAGTAATCTGGGCAGAAAATCCTGCTAACAATGACTTCCAATGGTGTATTGGTGGTGATGATATCAGTAGAGTATGGTCACCTGGTAATCATGAAACAGAAGTAAGAGGTTGGGCAGGTGCTCCAGATATCATTGCAACCTATCAAGGTAAGGTAGTACTTGGTGATTTAAAAACTTCCAATGGACTTTACTTTGGTAAATGGCCGGGTCCTGATACACCGAGAGAAGAATATGGAATGCGTCGTGCAGGCTTTATCAAATATCAAAAGTGTTGCATGCAGTTAGCTGCATACGATATAGCTGTTCAACATACCATAGGAATCAAACCTGATATTCATATGATTATCGTTGCAACTGTAGAAAGACCACAGGTATTTGCTATTCAAGGTAGAACAATACAGAAGTATAAAGAGAAATGGATGAAGTGTGTTGATAAGTATTATGAGGAATTCCACAATATTCCCGAAATCGAAATGGAGGTAGTGGATCTCGATAAGCTCAAAGGATAAATCTATATGCATTACATTATTTTTATCACACATTGACTGGCAAATTTGTTAAAGGGCGATAGTCTTACGTGGTCAAACAAATAAATCACCTTGAGTATTAAATAGTGTCAACAGCAACACCCGATCCTGATAAGAGTTTAAAACCCGGAGAAGTTAATCCGGATCACATTCCTCATGATTGGCCACTGACTCCTCTTCAAGGTAAAAAAGCATACATTCCTGGCTGGACAAAGAATCCTTTCACACTTGCAGAAATAAAGAAAGAATTAAAGTCTGGTAAAGCTACAGGTGTAGGTTTACTTTGTGGTCAATTTTGTAATGAATATGGTCTCATCTTTGTAGACATTGATGGGCAGGAAGCAATACCAGCTATTGAAGAACTTGGTGGTGGTCCTTTAGATACAATTTTTCCTCCAACATTAACAGTCAGTAGTGGTAAAGAAGGAAAGTTAAGAATGCTTTTCCGTGTACCAGTTGCTCGTATTAATGAGATTCCAAACAAAGCAACTATAAAACTTGATAAGAATCCTTGGGAAATTCTATGGAGATCAAGACAAGGTGCTTTGATGGGTGCTCATCCTGACACTGACGGTTATAGAACTCTACCAAATAAAGGTTTTGAATATGCAAGTAAACTTCCTGATTTACCTGAGTGGTTATATAGTGCAATAAAAAATGCCTACCCCTCATCCAAGTATCGTCGTCGTTCAAATAATCCAACTCCCTTCATCGGTCAACATATAGAACTAAATTATGACGAGGATAGTCAGTACACTCAGGAACAATTAATCACAGAAGCTACAGGATATCTACAACATTTAAGTAAGTCCAGGTGTGATGACTATGAAGAATGGCTTGCTGTTGGTATGTCTCTCCATCAGATAGCTGAAGAATTATTATCTGAATGGGTAAAATGGTCAGCTCAATCCAACTCTTTCCAACAGGGAACATGCGAAGAGAAGTGGTCAAGTTTTGAACGCATGCCCGGTGGTCCTAATCCTCCAGAAGGAAGAGGAATGAAGACTCTCAGAGCTATGGCTAAGGAGGATGGATGGGTTGATTTAGGTGGCTATACAGCTTTTACCATAGATGAACTTAGACAGAAGGTACAGCAGCAACAGACACCCGATCAGGAGATGTTAGATGGTCTTATACAGTCTCTAACAAATGATCAAGTAACAGAAGATATGCCACAAGGTCCCTTGTTCAAAGCGATCATGGATCTTCCTATGGGTCCTCCTAAAAAAGGTGGTAAAAGTAAGGATGGCAGAATAAAGAATCCACCTTCATCAGATATTGCTGATCTATTACATGAATGGTGCTTAAATGTTGGTTGGTGTTATGACCCACGCTTCGATACATTCATGTTTTATATACCAAATAGAGGTTTCTGGAGACGTGAAGAATATAGAAAAGAATTTGCTCATATAATTCAAGATGAATTAACCTGCAATCGTTCCTATACACCAGCTGGTTTCAGTTCTAATTTAGTAAATGATGTAGTAGAACTATTAAAACAAAAGATATGTCGTACACATTGGAATGACAGTACAGATAAAATTGTATTTACCAACGGTGTTTTAGAAGTATCTACAGGTGAATTTACTGAACATAATAAAGAAGACTACATTACATGGGGTCTTGATTTTAATTATGATCCAACAATCAATCCCGGTCCTATAACCAAATGGATATTCCGTACACAATATGAAGATGAAGCCAGAGTTCAGGTACTGAGAGCATGGTTACGTGCATGTCTCGTAGGTCATGGTCATGAACTTCAAAGATTCTTAGAGATAATCGGACCAGGTGGTAGAGGTAAATCCACCTTTGCAAACTTATGTTGTGCTTTAGTTGGTGCAGGTAACTATGCCAGTACTACTCTTAATCAATTAGAGCAATCAAGATTCGAATTATCTTCTATAAAAGGTAAGAGAATGACTCTCATCAATGACTCAGAAAGATATGGTGGATCTGCTCAGGTATTTAAAGCATTAACTGGTGGAGATAATCTTCGTTATGAAGAGAAGATGAAGAACATCGGAGAGCCTTTTGTCTATATGGGAATGGTTATGGTGGCAGCTAATGAACCCATACAAACAACAGACAACACCAGTGGCTTGATACGTCGTCGTTTGACCGTAGAGTTCAATAGAAAGCTATATGATAAGAGTTCTGAAGCCAAAGATATGATCAAGATAGAAAAAGGTCGTGTGGTTGGTGAATGGAAAAACTATTTACCTGGACTAATCAATTGGGTTCTTGAAATGGATGAGAAAGAAATGCGTCGTTATCTATTAGATACCTACGAAGCAGCTCCAAGTCTCAAGAAAGTAAGAAATACTATCATGCTTACCAGTAATAACCTCATTGAATGGTTACAATCAGAGATTGTTGCTGATAATGACAATGTAGTACCAGTTGGTAAGAAGATTCCTAACACTGATAAGGATATGACTGAGAGATATTTCAACAGCAACTTCCATTTATATCCCAGTTACTGTGAATATTGTGATTCAACAGGGTCAAAAGCTGTAGGACAGAAGAGATTCATCTCATTACTACTAGATTGCTGCAAAAGTCAGTTAGATATGCCAAGTATCATTACTTTTACTAAAAAAGGTATGCCTTTATTCAAAGGACTAGCTATAAGAAAATCTGATTCTAAGTATCTTCACCACGATACTATACTTCCAGAGTCAGATCCCAATGTCTAATCTAGTAAAAAATGATAATTTAGATGATGATGGTAACTGGGTAGTAAATTTCAGGATAAGTATTGAAGATGTGAGAATTTTATATAAATATGCTGATTTTTATGACAAACATGCTAAAAATCTTGGTGTAATTCTGCCTGAAGATGAGGTAAAAAATAATGAATGTATGAAGAGTCTCCTATATGCAATGATTTTAGACTATAAATTTTCTCAGGAATAAAAAAAGTAGCCAAGTGGAGAAATACACTCAGCTACTTTTTAGACACCAGGTATAGAAGCTGTCAAAACTTATAAGGCATGAGCTTTACGGGTGTAAGCCTAGCCAAGGATTAACAGCGTTGTTCAACCCTTACGTAATTAATGTAGCAGCTGATTCAATATATGCAATAAAGTTTATTTATGCTGACAATAAAGAATATTAATAAGTATTTATTACTAGTTGTAGGTATTAATGACTTTAAAATATTAAGGAAACCTAAACTCATCCTTTTAATGACACAAGTTACAGAAAGTGGGGGTCGTCAAAACATTTATAGTATTGAACCCAGACCACAAGTTGATCCTAATTATGTAGGCTATCCAGAGGATGCCGAGAAAGTTAATGGTAGATGGGCAATGCTTGGCATTGTTGCTCTATTTGGTGCTTATGCAACAACAGGTCAAATTATTCCAGGTATATTCTAATGACAAAATCAAAAGCACTGGAAAAACAGAAGATCCTTGCAGAAAAATGGAACGGAAGACTAGCAATGGTAGGTCTTGTTGCAGCTGCAGTATCTGATTTACTTACAGGACATATGTTTTTCGGCATATTCTAATGCCTGAACTGTCATTAACGAATGACATTACACCTTTTCAAGCAATCCTATGGTGTTTTTACCCCATAGGTTTTGTTGTTCTTATAGAGTTAACATTACGTGCCATCAATGATGATGACAATGATGATGACCAAGATGGAGGTGGAGGTGTCATGTCCCCTGTCTATCAAGGAGTATGATGAATTATCTATTTTTTACTATTTTTGTAGCAGCTTACATCACCACTGGAATAGGTACTCTAGTGCTTGTATAATTTCAAGCAGAGTCACTACCCCTGAGAGGATAGTAATAAATTTTATAATTTTTTTAATCGTCGTGCTCATCCCAAGGATCAGTTAGATTCTTATTTGGTGGTCCGAATGCGGTATACAGACCATAACCTGTAATAAATAAGAGTAATGCCAAGATGATAACAACTATCTGTCCTTCCGGTGGAAGTCCAGGATAATTTCCATGTTTAATTAATGGTTGTTTCTCCCATGTACCAGGGAGAGTATACACAGAAGGTCTAGACAGAAAGAAATTTACTATCTGCATTTAATATTTATAATTACTTTTACTCTATCTCGTTCTAAAAATTCTTCAAGAATCAGGATCTACTGGATATTGTGTCATGTTAGGAGTTCCATCCTCTTTTGAACTATATAAAGTAACTAGAGCTGCTGTATCTGAACAGGCATCAATCTCTTTTTCCCTTGTATCACAAGCAGTTCTTACACTATCACGATAAGTTGTAATCGCTGTTGGTATTGCAGTAGATTTTTCAGCTTTTCTTACAACGTACCAATCGTATCTTGCTAACAAACTACCAGCAGTAGCTTTTTCCTGTGCTTTTAATATTGATTTAACACCTAATATAACCATTTGACTACCATCAGGATTTTTTAATAAATTACCCTCTGAATCCTTTGCATTCTCATCATCAAGTGCTTTTGCTGATCCATCACCATTATAAAAACGTGAATCATATGTTGGTGCATCTGCAACTTCAGTAATTCCTATAGCAGTCTTTTCTTCTGCTGTTGAAAGTCTTAACCAGTTAGCAGGATACTGAATATCATTGTGACTGAATGCCACATCAACTACTAATGGATTTCCATTTAATTTAAAAGCCATAATAATATTTTACCTTGCCCTACTGTTTTTAAATGGCGATTCCGCAAATGCTAAATAAATATACGTTGAACCACTAGTATTTGTATTAGTACGATTTACTCTATGCTTTATTCCATTAGATAAAAAATCAAGCCAATCTATTGATGTTACATCACCCTCAGTGGTATTAGCTTCTATTCTATTTTCAATTACATTGTCTGGATCTCTTTTGTTATCAAATATTTGCCAACCTTCCGTAGCAGATATTCTTTTTATCATTACCCAAGCAGGTTGAAAACCTAGGAAAATAAAAGTACCATCAGACGATCCGTTGCCTGTATATGACCCAAACTTGCTATACCCTGCTACTTCGCTAAATACGTAAGCAATGTATTTATTGTTATTTGCATTTACTTTACCATTTGTAGAATCTGTCGATCTGACTTGAATTGTATTAGCATCAACAGTTCTGAATTGATCTGAATTTGCACCTGGAACGCTAGTGTTATTTAAAGATAAATTTTTATAAACATAGGTACTATCTGTACCTACATCTTGATGCCATACTACCCATTCTCTTGCACCATATGGACTTGTGTCTCTATTTTTCAAAATAACAGCATCAGGTGCTACTCCTAATCCATGCCCCATTGTTACATTAGTATTATTAGCACCATTACCTACATAACCTACTATTGAAAAACCTGCCGTTTGAGAGACTTTGACAGTAGATTGATTATTACCATCAAAATTACTCGAACCAAGAGTTGTGTTTGTATTGATTGCACCCCCCATTCCACTGTGAGCACTACACCAATAATAGAGCTGGGGTGCGGATGCTGGTACTGTTATATGTAATCTTCTTGTAGAAGCTGCTGCAAATCCAGATGTATATTGGCTATAAGTTTTTGATACTCCATCTAAGAAATAAGTTATTCCTGATGTATATACAGTTCCATTAGCTGCGGTTCCAATACTAAACGGATGAGTAGCATTTGAAGAATCATCCATATTGAATATATAAGTACCACCTTCTGCAAGATCAAGAGTTACAGCAGATGTTCCAAAGCCATCAAATCTATATTTATTTCCAGAATCAGAAACAACTGTTACTGTATAAGTTTTGCCATCTGTTTCCCCTGCATCCCAGTTCCAACCGACATAAGTATGCCCACTTTCATTTGTTTCACCAGCATCTACTACAGTAAAACCATTTGATAGGAATGCATTTATAGCACCAGAACTTGAAGTCTCAACACCAGTTGTATTAGGTCTTAAAGATAGTCCAGCACCCCTAACAGCATCAGCCGTATTATGATTTTCACTACTATTACGTTTTTTAATCCAAACCCAATCAGGCTGAAATTCAAGACCTGTTATGTTTTGTGAACTGCCTGTACCTGTATAAAGCAAAGTATCAAAATGTTTATTAGGTAGCAGTATTGTTGGGTCGGGTAGGTTTGCAGAACTAAGTACTTTATATCCTGTTGGTGGGGTATAAGTTAATGGTTGTTGTCCAAAATTAGCATACAAACCATAACTACTATTGGCATTATATCCATGTACAGCAATCACATGATCTCCATTATTGTCAGTTAATAAGTCAGTTGCTATTGCACCTGTTTTTGAAGAACCCGAAGTTGGATCACCAGAATTTTGCCAAGTGTTTGCTCTTGCAAAATAAACAGCACCATTATCCATATCAACTGCTACAGCAACTATAATATTTGCATCATTTGTCCACGCTGTAGCATCAGAGGTACTCCCCCTTGTTCTATTACCTAGCTCACCGTTAGAAACATATTCAACATTATCAGCTAATCCTAAATATCCAGCATAATTAGTCATTGCTGTATTAGCTCTTGTTACTGATATTGATTGAAGAGCACCATTATTATATTTAGAAAATTCAGCATACCATTTACCACTTTTAGGTAAAAGAAATGTAGATGCTGCGAAATTATCTCCACCTCTCATTAACAAATTCCCTTCACCAAACGTGGTGTTTACAGGGTTATATAAAGGATTTAAGGTAGGAAAATTATTTGTAGGAGTGTCAGGTACAGAGTCATTACCAACACCAGTACCTACTTCAAAATTATTTGGTGTAAAGTTGTTGCCGTTACCACTTGAATCCTTGCCAAGTGTTGTTGCAGTCGTTCCAGAATTATCTGAAAAATTCAAATAAAATCCATTTGTTCCGTATGTAATATTTACTTTTTTCGGAACCCATTGACCAGTTATTGCATCAGTTTCTGCAAAATCACTGGCTTGGTATTTATTACCATCTGAAAAATGCACTTCTGCAAAATAGATATTTGAATGGTCACTACCCCAATCACCATCCCTTCCAAGAAACATTTTTATTCCAGATTGGTTCATTCCATAGGCAAAATCAGGTGGATTTAAACCAGAATTTAAAGATTCCTCAACACCATTTATCCAAATTCTTTGACTTGTATTAGCTGCATCAACTTGCCAAACAATGTGCATCCACGCACCAACATCCCTATACAGCCGACCATTTACATCACCATATGGGTTTGAACCACTTGTATCAAAATAAGTATTGATTTTGTCATTATTTATATAAATTGCAGCAATACCATCATTACCTGAAACATTATTACTACTGAAAAGGTAAGTTGTTCCTCCAGTATCATGCAATAAAGTTCTTTTAAACCATGCACTCCATGTCCAAACTTTTTGATTTCCTGTACTAGATGGTGTCCTCTCTAAGTACGCTGAATCAGATTTATTAAACCTTAAACTACGTTCTACTTCATATCCTGTAGAAGCTCCTGAAGCTCCAACTCTTATTGCATCATAAAAAGACATTTACTTAACATCCAATGAAACTGCACAATGAATTACGTTAGAGGATTTAATAATGTAATCAATCCGATCTGTAGCGGATGCAGTTGTCGTTAATGTAGGTGCTGTTCCACCTACAAATTTAAAAGCTGAGTTGAATGCTGCTGTTCTAGATCCTGAACCATCCTGTGTAATAAATATTGAACCTGCCTGACCTACTACCTGATTACTTGGTGCTGCAAATGTTCTGTTACCACCAAGTGTTACTGAATGGTGACAGGCTGTAGCCATGTCAATTGTTATTGTTGCTCCATCTGATAATGCTGTAATGTTTGCTGCAGCTCCTCCTGTGAGTGAGATGCCTCCAGCTGCTGTTTCTATTTTCTTTACATTATTGTGATATAGCTCTACTGTTCCATCTTGAGTAGCTGTAATCATTATTTCATTATTAGCTGCATTATTTACATTCAATTTGCTAGTAGCTAAAACCAAACCCCCAGTGCCAGAGTCTTCTATAATTGAATTCGATGCGTCATGATAGATACTTAAATCATTTCCAGTTCCGAATCTAATCTTTTCATTATCTGCTAGATCTATTGGCTTGGCTAACTTAGCTGCAGTCACTGCATCGTCGGCTAATTTAGCTGTTGTGACTGATCCGTCAGCTGGTGTAACAACAGATGAATCTATACTTTGTCCTAGAACAACTGCGAAGAAACTTAATCCACTGGCTGGGGCTGTAGTGAATGTAATAGTGCTTCCAGCTATCGTAAAGTCTTGATTTGGATTCTGTACTACACCTCCGAGACTGACTACTATATCATTAGCAGTTCCAGGAGATACATTTGATCCACTTACCTGAAGAGTGAATGCAGTTGTACTACCATTAAATCCACTAGAGATATCATCTACTTCCCTATTACGTCCAAGTTTAGGCTGCGGTCCTACATATGGCATTATTCTTTAAAGATATCTTTTATATAAGTATTTTAAATTGACTAATCTCTTCAATAACTAATAAGTCTATGGTTCAAATTCCAAAATTATAAGTGATGATGCACATCTACTTTGATAATCAGCATTAGTATCACCTTGAGATCTATTTAAATAAACATTTTGTGTTGCATTATCTTTTGCTCCTAGCTTAACTCCATAAGTTGTTGCACTTGTTGCTGGATTACTATTTATAAAATTAAAACTCATATTGGACATTTGACCTGATGAATTTATAAATGCTTCAGTTGTAGATCTAGTTCTACTACTAGCAGTATCTCCCGTAACGGAATTAACAGTAGAACCACCTATATCAAATCTCATTCGTACTGACTGACCATGTTGATAACCAATTGTTAAATTTGTCATTATAAGTAATTTATTACTCGTACTCGCTGCTGTATAACTAAGCTCTATACAATTAGCACTAAATGCACCTTGTCCTACAGATGCAGAAAATGTATCTGTTTTAACTACTGATCCATATCCTACAAGTTTACCTCCGCCTGCTGCTGCAAACGCTCCATCTCCTCTTAAAAATGTAGAGCTTGAGGCTGTGCCACTAGTTGATAATTTGGCAATTGTAATAGCTGAGTCTGCTACAGAAGCCGTTACAACTGCATTACTTGCTAACTTAGCTGCAGTCACTGCATCGTCGGCAAGGTCAGCTGTTAAAATACTTCCATCTACTGCATCTACTAATTGAGCTTTAGTTTGTGACATCTACTATTTCTCTTTTTATATAGTTATTTTAAATTGACTAAACTCTAAGCAATAAATCCTTGTAGCATCTTCTTTGCTTTAGCTAATGGAATATCTTTATCCTCTGGTCTAAGTTCTTTTATCTCTTTACCACTTGGATCTACTGGTCCCTTATGTTCTTTAGGATCATGTGAACCTGGATCTGTATATCTTGGTATGCCATCAAACTCAAAACTAGGAGAATGACTGCCATGTGCTACTAATGGTCCTCCTAATTGCTGAGAATATCCCATTCTATTTGTAAATTCTGGTACATTGTCTCCTTTCTGGGAATACATCTTACTCCCTTTTACATATTGCTGTAAGAACCCTATTGGTTGATTACCCATTACTGCTGGAAAGTCGTTGTCTCCCATTTTAATTCACCCTCATTTGAAATAACTTCTATCTCTTGGTAGTTCGAATTGCTTTATACCCTCTAAAAAAGCATCTACTTTAAGTTTTACTGGCATTGGCTCATCTGGTTCATCTGGCTCCAATGGTCCACTGTAGGGAACAACTGGTGGCATAGATGGTCTATATCTGGACATCTTTATTTACCAATGTATTTCATTAAAAAAGATCTACCTGGCTCTTGTGAAGCTGCATTCATGGGATTTGTTTTCTCTGCTGCTTTCTCATTGGCTTCAAAGTATGGACTGCTTACCATGTTTGCCTGATTCATGGTCGCATCCTGTCTTAATTTAGGTGCAGCCATAAGATCACCTGGGTCAAAACCTCCCATGTTAGGTATACCTTGAGCCATATTCTCTCTAAATTCCATAGCAGCTCTGGTTCTTTCAGCAACTCGCTGACGTTCCCTTTCTTTAGCTATTTCTTCTAACGGATTTATTCCAGGTTGGAGAGACATTTCTGTACTATTTTTCTTCTAAATACTTGTCTATATCTTATCAGCAACAAATTTGTAGGTTCAGGGAGAAGACAACTTGTTTTTTATAGTACAACCCCTTATACTTTGTGTAGAGGCAACTGTGTGTTCTCCCTTAAACAGCACCCTGAAGTAGAAATTATGGGTTAAGGGAGCTGCGTCAGGGAGAAGCCGTAGTTAGTTCTAAGAGAATATATAGAGGTATATATTATTTAATACTAGTTGCGTTCTCCCTCATCCCACACATAAAATAGAGGTACTCTTCAAAAAATTTTTATGGAGCAACATATAGACCAGGTTCGAAAGATATTCAAAAAGAGTGGCTTCAATGATAAAGACATATACAGACTGGCTTCTGTATTGAGCAGACTGGAAGCGGAAGTAGGTTCTTCCAAGTGCTGGAATGTAGGAGATGTACAAGTTCTTGATAAAGCTTTTACAACTTCTCATGCTTATCATCCCTGCTACAAAGGTAAAAATGTTAACCCCTTAGTGTTAGCAATCTATAACATCTTTCCTGATGAAGAAAATGGTGAGGTCATGCTGATAAGAAAATCTATCTGCAAAAATTATCATTGTATGAATCCAAGACATCTCTTTTATGGAGATCATATTGATCTAAAAATAGAGAAATGGAAGAGGAAAGGGGTTAATATTGATAAAAATAAGTACACACAAGTCTTATGGATGTACAAAAATAACTCTAAATCTATGTCATATAGGAAAATAGCAAACGAGTTTGACCTTAATTACAACGTGGTACGTTCTATCTGTAACTATGAAAGAAATTGATTCCAATCTTCCTAACGAGATTCTTAAATCTGTTAGAGATATAGAAATAGAAAAGTTTATTGAGGAGGAGGGAGATGCCTTACGATCTCAACTCTGTCTCTGGCATATAGAAAACAAGAAAGGACATCATGGTAACTTCGGTTCTGCCTATCAATGTATGGATTGTATGAAAGAGATAGAAAAAGGTAGATGTGAAGTAGATATAGAGAACTTTGACATTGATATGTTCTATTACTTTCGTAGCTTCTGGCAGAAAGTTGATATCAAAGGAGAAGATGAATGCTGGCCTTGGCTTGGAGCTATTCGTAAAGACAAATACCAGACTGTTGCCTATATAAATAGTCCTTTTCATAAGGCAAAAACTCACTCAGCAGCTCGTGTAGCCTTCTGGTTATCCCGTGGGTACACAGGAACATTAAGGATTACTCATAAAGAAGGATGTGACTACACTTGTTGCAACCCCTTGCATTTACGAATTATGGGGGTAAAGTTAGAAAACCCTAAGAAGATAGGGGAAATCAACTTACAACTTAGAAAAGGAAAAACTATTTATGACCACGCAAGAAACAATCGAGAAAAAAATAGTCTCTAAACATTCTGATGTAGTTCCATCTTCCTGGCATATAATTCCTTACCCCAGTTGGTATGGGTATGTGTCTGTAGATGGAGAGATGACATTTACAAAAACCTATAAGAGTAAAAAAAGAGCTATCACTGCTCTTCAAAAACTAAAAGAAAAACTTGATTATGACTCAATAAAGACTATGCAGTGTGAAGGTTGTTATCCTGAACGTGCTAAAATTATGGAAGAATTATATATAAAAGATGGTAGAAAATCCAAAGATCATCCGATGTATGGATTCTTTACTGGATTAAAAGAAGAGGATGTCTAGATTTTTATCAACAATTCCTACCAATCATGGATTTGTAAATCTTGGATTAGTTGAAACTTATCCAACAGGAGGTAGTGGACCAGTTGCATTTGGTCCTACCTCTTATTTTGGATCTGATCCTAGACCACCTGAGCTAGGTGATAACCTTAATAATCCGATTGACATAGGTAATTTTGATCCTTTATTCAGTTCTCAAACCATAGCAGGAACTCATGGAGGATTAACTCGTAGACAATCAACATTCTACAAATTCACTTTGAATGTACCAAGATCAATTCAGGTTACACAGAATTTCAGCACCACTGCATATACAAGACAGACAAACAGAAATACATTAATAGCTTTTTACAAAATAGAAGAAGCAAATTTTAGAAAAGAATTACCTGTTAATGATGATGGTTACTTAATTAACGAAGCTAGTGTTGATGTAGAAGAATATGATTTACTGCAGAGAGATTATCCAACACAACTACTACTGCCAGGTGATTATCTATTTGTAATAACAAACGATATCAGATATCAGGATACTGAATTCTCTATAACTTTATCTGGATTCTCAATTGATTGGCGATTTATAAACGAACCAGCAGGAGAACAAGCTAATTTTGGAGCAGTAACAGCAGAAGTTTTATCAACAATTGATTTTGGATCAATAGTGACTACATAGAATTGTACTGTTAGTCTTAAAATATATACAATTTTTCTATGAAAGTCATTACTCTTGGTCAGCTTGAGAGAGATTTAGACAGAATTTTAGATGATGTTACCGATGAAAATGAACATTACTGTGTGAAAACACCAGTGATTAGTGACTTAAAAGAAAAAGGTGGACTGGTATGGGAAGACAAAGCTGTAATGATCTTACCTATAGAAGATTATGATCTACTAAAAGAAACTTACGATATGTGGCTTGCTACTTGTAAAGAAGAAATTATGGCTTAACTGAAGTCTTAGGTTGAGAAGCTTTATATGCATCTTGTTCAGCTTGTAAATATGACTTCTGACGTGCAGCCATATCTGCTGCTCCAAAACCTGCAGATGCTAAATCTTGTTTCTTCTTAACTCTTTCTGCTTTTAGATCATCTACATAATCACTAGCACGTTTAAAATCTTCTTCAGGCACAACTGACTGATAGATTACCGGAGCTGTAGGTGTAGGTCTATAAGTTACTGGAGCAGAGGGACGTGAACCCATTTACTTTTCAAATATTATTTCTATAGTAATTTTATCAGCTAAATACTCATAACCTTTAGTAAATCCAAAAATTGTACTAGGCACAATAATAATTAGAAGTAAAAATTCAGCCCAGGTAATTCCTCTTTTCATGAAATTTATTCACCTATATAGCTGACTCTAACAAAAATATAAAACTTTGCTACTGGTGAGATAAATATAATCACGCTAGTCTTTGGCCATAAGTAAGCACTGCATGGATTTTATTGATTGGATGCTGACGGAAGGTAAGGATAATCCTATAAAATTAGAGCCGGTTAGAAAATACAAAAGCTACAGGTTCAGGGATTTAGATATATCAAAAGTCACTATCAAGAATTATCAGAAGTTATTAGTAGACTCATTAGCTGAACAAGTTGAGATGTTCATACCACCATCAGGTAGTTTTGATAATCCATCTCTCAGACGTTATCTAACTATGGTAGAAAAGCATGAGACTTCAACCAATGACATGGTTCTTGGTTTATCTTTAGCTGATCAGATAAGGATAGCTTTTAGTGATATGCAACCAGCTACCATATGTGACCGCTTTCCTGACATTGATCTCAACTCCAAACGACGTTATCGTTGTGTAGCAGAGTATCTGCTACGTCAAGAGGAACTGATTAAGGTCAGGGATAGAGAGGGTAAATTAGTAAAGAAGATAGGAAATGCAGGTAAACCTGTTGTTCTCTATCGAGGTTTACCTAAACTACATCAGACTTTAAAAAATTCTGACTTACTCAAATACATTAGACATGACAGATCGAAGACAGCAACTGATAAAGAAACTACTGAAAGCAAATCCAAGTGAAAACGAGGAAAAGATGGCAACTCTCATAATTGAGAGAATCCTTGCAGATATGGCAGACTTCTATGAAAAGTTCTTTGCTACAACAGGACCTGGAGTAATAGTTTATGCTCCTGATAATAAGGAAAATAGTATGTATTATATGAACACAAAGGAGTTAATAACAGGCTTAGAAGACTTATCTAGCCGAGGTATAGATGGTGCTGCAGATGTAATGCGAAAAGCAATTGCCAAAGCTGAATCGATAGATCCAGAAAGAGAAGCTTTATTTATTATCGAAGATAAAAAAGGATTAAAGCTATTTCATTTCAAGAGAGAAGAAATGATTAAGCTGGATAAAGATTAGTTCTTTCTGTCAGTTCCGTATATAAATTGATTTAAAAATTTCTTTGTATCTTTCTGTCTTTGAGAGTCACCTCTTTTATCAAAGTCTGTAGCTCCCATAGTTACATTATCTATAAAACCACCAACTACACCAGCTGCACCTCTTTCCTTAGCTGTTTGCATATTCACAGGTGCTCCATACGAATAATCCATCATATTCTGAGCTACGTTCTTAGGTTTATATTGATCAGGTAAAAATTGATTAGCTAATCCAGGTACTAACATTTCTCTCTTGTTTAAATATTGTTTATATTATAACTTGACTGTATGAAGAAGAGTTATGAAACCTTTCGTAGGAACTTCGAGAATGCAAAAAGAATATGGAACCTAGAAGAGGACTGGATAACTCCTGTCGAATATTTACCTTACATTGATGCTTTACTTGGAGATATAGATCTAGATCCCTGTAGCACAGAGAAAGCAAATAAAGATTTTATACATGCTAAAAATTTTTATACCAAGAAAGAAGATGGTTTAAATACAGAGATAGCATGGACTGGTAAGGTATATTGTTTCCCTCCCACCTACGGACGCTGCTCATACAGCAAGAAACGAGGCTCATGGCGGTGGAGTCTGCGTGGGGGTGCAGGAGCCATGAGTCCTTCTATCGCCTGGTTCAGACGCTTAGAGAAGGAGTGGAAGCTACGTAACATCTATGAAGCCTTATTCTTCTCCTGTAATCATGAAATGATGCGAGCATATCCTGACATGTGGGATTATCCAATTTGTATTCCTACCAATAGAGCAAATCTGATAAAAGGTAATGATTACTATAGATTTGATAATCCTTTTACATGGGGGTTCTTTATCTATCTGCCACCTCCCAGTCTGTCGGTAGAACCTGCAGAAAGATTCAGAGATATATTTTCAAATATTGGAAAGATAATTAACTGAGTTTCATCATCATCTTATCTTGCAACTCATGCACATGGTCTATAGCTTCTGCATAGCCAGTGCAAAATTTACAGTTACCTAAGAAGCAGGCAAGATAGCGATCAAAAGAATGCTTACCACCTGGAATTGAATACTTGTGGACTGTTCCACCATGTTCAGTTGAAGATATTAGTTCTGGTAAAGGCATAATTAAGATTGAGATGCTCTAAATGCGTTTTTAAATGTAGTCCTAGAATCGGTATTACTTAACTGAGATCCTAAGCCAAGTGCTCCTATTGAAACAGTTCCTCCCTGAGCAGGCAAGATAAATTTATCATCACTTCTTCTAGAGTCACCTACAAAATCAGTACCAAGTCTTTTGTCTCTTGCTATAAATTCTTGAAGAAATTGTTTACCAGATTCATTATCAGCAACACCTTTTGCTTCCCTATATCTATTATCTACGTCGTAGAGTTGTGAGAGTTTTTGAGCCATGATAGTATTTTACTAAAACCAACTGCAAATGAGTTCTGGTAATGTGAATCTTTTAGTTCCTGATGATGAGAGAGGTCGGACGGAATCTCTAATCGCTGCGATTTGTAACGATATTCGAGATCTTCTATTAGCAAAGAATCGTGCTTATGGGAATTCTGCATTAAAACCTATTAGAATATTTAGTAAAGCTGATGCCAGAGAACAACTTCTAGTCAGAATTGACGATAAGTTGAATAGGATTAAGCAAGGGAATGATAGTTTAGAAAGTGATGAGGATGTGATCACAGACTTAATCGGATATTTAGTATTACTTAAAGTTTGGCAACATGAGAATGGAGGATCTGGACCTTGATTATGATGAGTTTATGAAAGGTTACCCTGTTGAATTAGAATTAATGGATCTTTTAGATTGGATAAAAAACTCTAAATGTTTTTCGGAGATCCCAAACCTCCGGGTTCTTGATTCCAGTAACGGAAAAATCGACGTAAGACTTCCCCTGAAGGATCAAGTTCTTGAATCTTTTTTTCTAGATAATTAATACCTTTGATTTGGTTTACGTTACCATTATATGTTTCATGTATGTTTAGTAAACAATATTTTAATTTACATTTATGAGGTAGGAAGGTAGGTACTTCTTTGTCTGGTGCCATGAATAAATTAAGTTCAGATCTACGTTGATCAATTACTAAATCAGACTTATTTAACCAGGCTTTATTAATAAAAGGAGACCACTCTCTAATCAATTTTTTCTTGTGACAGCCTGAGTTAATAAGTTCTAACAGCTGAGAATTTTTAAACGGAACAAATCCATTACTAAATGCATAACTAATAACAGCTGCTTTCTTTTTTGGGTTCAATGGCCAGAATATTATCTTAGAAAGTTTATGAGATAACGTCTGTAAATCTATATTTAACTGTTCATCAACTTCTTTTTCAGTAGCACGAGTTCTATGTGTAACAACCTTCCCATGCATCTCCATACTTCCATATCCTATTCTCCATATTGATTCTCCGTAGTCCTTATAAGAAGCAAAACGACCAGAACCCATGAGAGTTCTGGCCCGATTGTAGTGTTTTATTAATCTTAAAGAGTCTTTATTTAGATAAGAGGTATCTAATTTAAGGGACATCTACAGTGCCACCAAAGGACACTTCAGAATAACCATCTGTCTTCAGAATGACAAGGTAATTTTTAGCAGCATTAGTAACTGTCATGGCAACAGCACCTTTTCCTTTACCACTCTGTTCTATATCACTGAATCCTGTGTAGCCAGTTGGAGCAGATGATGCTGCATATTCATCTTCTTGAAAGATCTCTACTGATTTAATACCAATACTTCTATCAAGCTTTACAATTATGTCTCCTGTTGACCCAGGATTAACTTGAAATCCACGGATGTTTTCACTGCGATCACAGGCATCTGTTGATCCTTTGTAGGTTATCTCAGAACCCTCATGTTCAAGAGTGTCTAGAGTACCTGAAAATGTACGAGTAGCCATATTTATTCTGGGACTTGATTAGCGTTTAAGAAAGTAAGAGTAATCTCAGCATCGATGCCATGTTCTTTCATAATATTTATAAAAGTCTGGCGTTCTACTGCTTTATTATATAGCATTTCAACAAAAGCCTCCTCCAACTCCTCTCGATCAAATTCTTTAATCGCTATGGCAGTTGCATGGATAGCAAACTGTTGATCTATATCTAGATCTAACATGATGTTTAATCATTATTCACTATCCTAACAGCAGAAACTATGGATGCCATACCTGTCAGTCTTCATAAACTTTATTTTTTCTGGAAGAAACTATATCACTCTTCTTCAATCCCTGATTTAGCATGTAAGAACTACTGGCATTTATTGAATAAAAGATGATAATAAAGGTAAAGACAAAAGGTTCCACTCGAACATCCTTGAAGTTATTAACATTCTAGACTCTATGATCACTGAAGCAGCAAGCCAGGACTTCTTAATCTCCTGTATTAGTGGGGCAAGTAAGCCTCAGATTAAAAGACATATGAAAGTATATTATGACTGTGAAGAAGAAGAGATTGAAGAATTAATGAAGATACATAAGTTTAAAAAGAAACCTAGATTTATAAATTATAAAAAATTTTATGACCTGAAGATACCTGAAACAGCAGAAAAACTTAAATATCCTTTTACCCAGATATATTTACAAAAAAATTTTTTAAGTAAAGAAGAATGTAGAGAAGCCATTGAATATATGGATACTGAATTACATCCATCAGCAGTATCAAATGAAGATGATTATGTAATGTTATCTGAATATAGAACATCCATGACCTGTAATTTCAGTCCTCACCTGACAAAACTGGGAGCTGATCTGACTATAAAGATAGGTAACTATATGAATTTAGATCCTTTCTTAGGAGAATCTATACAGGGTCAGAAGTATGAAGAAGGTGAATTCTATAAAAGTCATTGGGATTATTATCATCCTCTATCTGCTGAATATAAAACTTACTGTGAATGGATGGGTCAAAGGACATGGACATTCATGATTTATCTTAATGATGTAGAGGAAGGAGGGGAAACATATTTTAAATTTTTAGATTTAAAAATTAAACCTGAACCTGGACTGGCTATCTTCTGGAACAATCTATATAGCTTTGGTTGGCCAAATTTCAAGACTATGCATGAAGCCTTACCTCCTACTAAAGGTAAAAAGTATATTCTCACTAAATGGTATAGAGCTTGGTCTCTTATTTAAATATCACAGACAGCTGTATCATCTTCAACAGAACATGGAGCAGTATCTATGGGTTCTTCTTTATTAGACTTTATCATTTCTTCAGCAAAATCAGGTCTGTACTCATCTTTTGGTAAATAAACCTCTACATATGATCCACATTTAGGACAAGAAAGATTACTAACTATAGAAATTTCATCATTACAATAGTCTTCTCCACTAAAATCTGCTCCCCAAATTAGTTGAACATCTGGTCCACAGTGCCAACAGTTCATCATTTCATGCGACCTCCTGTAATTCCTCTAAAACTGTAGATTTATTTATAGCTGCTATATCTTTAAGTCCATAAGCATCAAACCAAGGAGCATCAGCCCAGTCAAATCCTTCACCAAATGTATTATCTGGAGCAGCAACATACCAATGACAAGCAGCATCAGGCACATCTACAGCACACTTAGACCAATCATCACTCCACTGTGGGACTTGTACCCAAAGCACAACTGCTAACAAAAGGTTAACTAGCATCTTTTTCTCTCACTGTATGTAACTTAGATATAACATGTATAGGTCTTCTATATGTCTCTACTGTGGCTCCACATCTAGGACATTTTAAATATGTAACCATGTCATAAATATCTCTATACTCGTCATCATTATCAAGACGATTATCACCTTTGTGTATTAATTCTGTACCGCAGTAATAACAATTCATGACACTAAACTATCGTGAAATTTGTTTTTGGCAACTACCAGTTGTAATTACATGCCCACCAACCAGGTGTTAATTTATCTTTCTTCTCTGAGCATTTGTGACGAGCTTTAAAACTTGCTCTACGTTTTGGATCTTTATGTTGTAAGAAGTCCTGCATACCTCTGTAACCAAACCTTACTATCTTCTGTTCACCATCATCACAGGCTTTAACTATATATTTCTGTTTAGCACCTTTAGGAGCCCTCTGGGGCTTATTACACTTCATCTTATCTTTTCTCATCTGGGCTTTACTTTTAGCCTCTTTACGACTTGCCATTACATATAATTAGCTACTCTTTCTGCAGAATTAATTTCTCTTCCTACAGAACCTTTAAGAGCCCTATCCCCAGCTTTAAGACCTCTTTCATCTTGAAGTTTTCTAATATTGATAGCATATCCATCTAAAAATTCTTTAGGATCTTTATTCATTACACCTCTCCTATTTCTTTATTTTGAAGTTTTTTCGCAAAATTACTTAAGAAAGAACCAGCCTCTACAGGTACTCCCATTCTTCTAATCGCAATATCATCATCTGGATCATACTTAGCTTCTAACGCTGCTCCTCTATCATTAGCTGTTCTTGTTCTAAAATCTTCCATTAATTATTCAGGTGTTAAACTCAACAATACAAAGTGTTGATCTGTCCATTCTTTTATTTTACTTGCCTTTGCTTCTGAATAACACGGATGAGACTCATTAAAGTAATCAAATACCAACTGTGAGCCTTTTTTAGAATTACATTTACTACAGCAAGCACCCATGTTACTTCTAGTTGAATGACCACCTTTAAACTTTGGTTTTATATGATCAATGGTTGCAGTCTGTTCGGTAAGCTCGGTATCGCAGTACATACATTTCCATCCCCACGATTCAAAAATACTCTCTCTAAATTTTTTTCTCGCACTCTTTGGACTGGTAACAATAAGATTTTGTAATAGTTCATTTTCCGTATGGAACATGGGCACTCATGCTTCATTAGGTCAACCGTAATGTGCATACATTTTCCTTATCTAGTTATTACTGGATTCTCTAGGATGCTTAATTTTTTCTTCAACATCCTCTAACAATCGAAGAGTGTAATAATGAAATCTATCTGTCACCCAACGGAGATCTTCTTCCTTTATATCTTTGTAGATTGACTCAAGAAGTAATTCACGAGAAGGGCATTTAAGAAACTGAGACACTAATGCCAGAGCTTTAAAACGTCCTTTTGTGAATTCATCAGTCATCAGCTACTCCCTATAATCTCCTCAACAGTTTCTTTCTCTTGCTCTGCAAGTTTAGTCTTAATGATGTTAATAAGCTCAAGAGCACCTTCTACTTTCAAGAAACCTTCCTTTGTACGTATCAAAGCTTCCTCACTATTTTTGATATTTGTACCAAGTTCCATCCTCTGATCAACTAATTGTTTTTCTAATTCTGTAATTAAAGTTTCCATAATTAAAAGTCATTAACTAATTACTAACACTATTTGTCACTAGTAACAATCTTTATAGGTGCCTGTTCGATTCTTATAGTCTGAGTAGGTACAGCAGATGGTAGTTTTTCTTTATCTTTTCCATCTTTCTTTTTCTTACCTACATCCACCGAAAAAGTTGCCAAACATCCCGTAAAAACGCTGGCTATGAAAGTGATGTCCTTGGGTCCACCATCTTTTGCTAATCCTGGAAAAGTAATATAATTTAAAGAAATTATAAATCCGGCCCAGACCATCACACCCAAGCGTATAAAGGTCCCCAGAATTTCTAGTTGCTCTTCTTTATCATCAATACTTTCTTTAAGTCTACTGAATGGACCTTTCTTTTTAGGATCTTCTCCTTCTTTGTGATCTTTTGTACAAGACATATCTAAATTTGTATATAAAAATAGTCTACAAGCATCAATTTTTGATATGTAATTCTTGTTTATATAGATGATAGACTTATGAATATTTATACTTAGACATCATGTGGAAGATAATACCTTTTCTTCTATTGTTTGCAGCCCCAGTAAAGGCAGATATCACTCATAAATTAACTAGTAGTGTTCAGCTTCAGGTCAATGCTGCTGCAACAAATGTAGAAAGAATAGGAAGCTCTTATAGTGTTTCCGGTAATAATGTAACAACTCAATATACACCTGACGGTGGATCAGCTACTAACTCTGTTGGTGCTATGACTATTACATCAGGAGTAGGTTCAATACCAACCTTATCTGCTGTTCAGGCAACTGCAGGAGAATCCTTCAGCTTCACTCAAAGTTTTACTCAAGGAGACGCAATAGTAAGTAGTGCTCCAACAGTAGGTGCTGTAAGTCCATTATCCAGTCAAACCTCAACTTCAGCAGGCACTGCAGGTTCACTAGCAGGTACAATCGATTCAAGTTCAACAATTACACTAACAGGTGGAGGGGCAGGCACAGTAGCCACAGGACAGTTTGTAAGTGAGATCAGTATCAAATGAAGTTAAAGGATCATGCTTTTGCAATTAAAGAAAGTGAAGAAAATAAAGATCCTGAAAAGTGTGATACCTGTGGTCGTATTAAGCTCATTGAATGCATCTGTAGAAGCCGTACCAGTAGTTCCCAACTTTCAGAGTGGTAGTCTTACCAGTCACACTGAGACATCTAGTACAGTAACAGAGACCATAAATGTGATTGAATACCAAACAGGCTGGCAATATACAGTTACAGGTAATAATATAAGCACAGATAGTAACAGCTTGGTACCTCCAACTACGAGTACAACCCAAGCAGTAAATGGAATTAATTCTACGTGGACAAGCCTAGATGCTACAAATATGCCGAACTTCTCTGTAACAGATTCAAGCAAACCCTGGCAACTGACAACAACACTCAGTCAACCAGGATTAAAATCTCAGACCATAATCCAGAGGACTACCGAGGTAACCTCAGTCACAGACACGGTTTCCACGTTCAGTCAGTAAAGTATTTACTAGTTGCATTAAATATATTCAATGCTCCTATCTATGCCAATGAGGTAGGTGGTGTCAGTGCTACTGCCAACCCAGTGGCAAACTCCAGTGGGTCGGTGACCAATCAGGCAATACAGGTTTTACAAGGTCCATATATAACTAACACTTATGGCAATGGAGTTCAGTGTCAGGGATCTACCTTGAACATTACACCCTTTGTAACTCTGAGTGATTCATGGAAAGAACCATATCAAAGTGAATGGCTCGATCCAGTGTATGACAACAGTGATACCAACAATGATGGTGTGTTAGACAATCCAGGATCTATACTCTATTACAAACCTACCAGGACAGGTCAGAAGTCCAATCATAATGTTGGATGGGGTATCTCAGCTACACTATCCATACCACTTGATAAACGTCATAATGAAGGCTGCCTGAAGGCTGCTGACATACAGAATCAATATCATGCCCAGCTGGTTGCTAATAAAAGATTAGACTTTGAAATTTCAAGATTGAAGCATTGTGCGGAGCAAAAAAGATTGGGAGTGACCTTCCATCCTAAGAGTCCTGCCTATCAAATCTGTGCAGATATCGTAGTCACAAATCCTCATGGTGTTATTCCTAATCATCAACATGAGATTCCAAAATAAATTTTATTTTTTCTTTAAAGGTGGTAGTCCTTTTTTCTCACGATATTGATTAGTTTTTATTTCTGCACGAGAAGGTTTACCTATCTTTTTACCTAGTAAACCTTTAATTTTCTTAGTAGCTTGCTTTAATAAAGGCTTTATTAACCTTAATAATAGGGGTGTAGAAGCTGCAGCAGCTGTTGCTACCACTGCGATTGCAGCTGTTGTACTTACTTGAGGTATAGTTGGTAATAATTTTTCGACAGGTGAGGTCAATTCATAGTTTGTTATGCAGGTTTGACCATCTTCTGAGAGCGTATGAGATACAACCTTTTCCCTGGATTCAGCATTCCGCATATCCCCTACCCTCTGGTCTGTAGGTCCAGGGCAGGGTACATCTTCTTTCGATGGAGTATCTGGTATATCTAAATTAGGTTGAGGTGTTTCTAATTCTGGAGGTGGAGCTACAGGAGGGACTGACTGTTCCTGTACATAAACCAGATTCTCTGGTTCATAATCTATAGGTTCAAACCAAGGTACAGAACCATCACACATAACACGAGATCCTCGTTCATCTTGATTGACAAGTTCTATAGAATTTTTATTTGCAGGATTATATTTAACACAACCTGGAACATCTATTATTGGAGATCCAATAGATAAGGTTACTGGTGGAGTCTGAGGTATTGAAAAATTTATATTAGGCAGAGGAATTGCATTAACTCCTATGTAATTTATTCCGATACTCTGTATCTCAGACACTAACAGTCTTGGAAGTCTCTAGCCATCTGACCACCTATTTCTGCACCTTGTTTCTGCCCAAACATATTAAAGAATCCAGCTACCAACCATCCAACATAAGGTATCTCTGTAAGAGCTGGAGTTATAGGAGCAGTGATACTGGCTGCTGCAAGCTTCCCTGTAGCCTCTCCAGAGCCTTCTGCTTTGATACATGCAATCTGCTTGGCAGTTAGTTCAGAGCTCTCTGAGACGCTTCCAGAGCTTACTCCTGCTACTGACTGTTCATATGTCTTTATTTCTGACTTACCTAAACCAAGAAAACCTGCTGGTCTATCAACATGTTTTTCAGTTTCAATTATTTTTGGTGAATGAGATTTATATCTGATGGTATATCCTTTCTCTGTAACACTTGCTATGTAACTTGTATAAGGTCCTACAGGTAAATTTATTAAAGGTAAACTACTTTTTCTATTGACTGTTGACTGTATCAAAGCAAGGTGAGACAGACCAAATAATATTCCTAAAGAACCTACAAGTATTTTTCTCGATCTAGATGGTCTCTGGCTGTACATTTCTCATGTTATATATACTTATTCTACTCTTATTTTTATAAACTAACCAGCCTAAGCTGAAAACTCAATTACTTGTACCATAGATGGACTTCTAAATCCATATACATAATCATAAGAGTTTACTGTTCTATTTATACCAATAGTTGTGGTGTTATTATCTTGGCAAAATACCTTAAATCCATAAGTGATCTGACTCGTCCCACCAGCAGTATCAAGATATGTTGCATTGACAGTATGTAATTGATTATCTGATTGAATCAATGTAGAAGCTGTGGTTCTTTCTCTACTACCAGCAGCATCACCTGTGGCACCATTAAGTGCTGACCCATCTTTTTGAATAATTATGGCACAAGTACCATTATCTGAAAGATTTGCAGTTACCATTATCAATATTTTACTTGATGCTGAGGCAGGTGTAATATTTACAGGACAGTAAATTGTACTTGAAGGAACACCAGATGAAAGACTCTCAGTAGCTGTATCAGTTTTTACTGTCTGTTGTATTTGAAGAACTTTACCTCCTCCAAAACCTGTAGCTGTTCCTGAGCATGTAGCATTTGCAGGAAAGGTAACATTCCCTGAAGCATCTAAAGTTATTGCATCAGCTGATGCTCCAGTATGTCTGACACTGTTAACAACTAACCTACTAGACATTGCTTATCTCCTATGGTTTTGGATTTGCGTCTTTAACAGCCTTAACGTGTGTTGCCCAAGTACCAGTTGTATCAAACTTACCTGCTACTAAGTCTTTATAGATCATGTCGAGCTGGTTACCATAAGAGTCATACGTTGTGGAACCATTAGTTGTTCTGTCTGTTTGATACTTAATAGCAGCAGCCTCAGCGTTTAATGTAGTTCTAGCAGCATCTATTTTTGTTTGATCAAGCGTGACAGAATTACCATCTTTGTCAAAAGCTCCTGTTCCATCATCAACGGAAACTACCGTTCCTGGGTATGCCTTATAAATTGCTTCGTGGTCTAATGCCATATCAAAAAATACCTTATTTATTTATTTATTTTAGAGGAACTAAACATATCAATTATTTATGCTGCTACCTCCATAGCTGTTATTGTCGAAACACAGTTTGACATGTAAGTGTAATTATCTTGCGTTGGAGAAGTATTGATACCAATGATGTAACTAGAAGCATACGGAGTATGTGCTTGTAATTTATAAGTTGTTGCAGACGTTGTGTTTGGAGAATCTAAAAGCTCTTGAGCTACACACCTTGCATCTACATAAGATGACATGTAACCACCAAAAGAACCTCTAGACTGACTTGTGGCACTTGGGTTTTGATCTCCAATAAAAATTGTGCTATCACTACCTCTTAATAAACGCATGTTCCAATATTGATTATTTGTAAAAGCAATAACAGAATATTTAATTAGAACTTTATTAGAAGCTGAACTAGGTGTAATAGTCACACTCATGCCTGCAATATCAACTAAACTTGTCGATTGTATGGTTGTTTTATCTTTCTTAACTGTTTGTACAACTTGCAGAATTTTACCACCATTTAAAGTAAGATTTCCTGTATCAGGTAAAGTTAATACTCTTGTATTTCCACTAGAAGAAGGAGCCTTAATTTCAAAAGTACCTCCTCCAGAATCAGCTGTTAATTTTATAGAACTCATGCTGCTATCTCCATTACTGTTATTGTGCTTATAAATCTTGAAGTAATAGCAGCGTCACCATCAGCTTCATTACCTCTGTTTACATAAAGAGTTTTTGGATTCTCTGCTCTTGCTCGAACTTTATATGTTACTTGAGAGGTTGTTGATGGAGAATCTAAAAAATTAAGACTGTGTCCCATAGTAGCGTCACCATTGTTAAAACCTTGAGTTCCCAAAGTTGCACGAGTACGATTGCTTGCAGCATCAGCAATACATATGTCTGTCTCACTACCACCAATAACACGGGCTAAGTTAAAAGTATAACCATAAGCTTCACCATCACTACCACCAAAAGTAACTAATCCAGTTACTAAAACTTTATTTGAACTAGAACTAGGTGTAATATTTACAGAAAAACCTGTAACGTCAGTAAAACTAGTTGAAGTAGTGGAAAAAGTATCTGTTTTTGTTGTAGAAACAACTTGAAGAGTAGACCCTGCTGCCATAGCAGAATCAGGTAATTGAGATAGTCCTGTAACTGCTCCTGATCCGTTTAATGTAATAGGCATAAATTAAACCACCGTATATACTGAACCGCTAGGTATAGTCAGCGTGACACCTGCGTTAATTGTAATTGGTCCTGCACTTAGAGCATTGCAAGTAGCTCCAAATTCAGTACCTAATGTGTAGTTAGTTGTCATGGTTGTTCCATTCTCCATAAACAGCTTGTCAGAGCCTCCTCCGACAGCTCCACCTCCTGACTGATCAACGAATGAGAGTACACCTCCACCATCTGTGGAAAGCACCTGTCCATTCGACCCCTGACTTGTTGGGAAGGTAGCAACTTTGGTTCCGTTAGAAGCAATAGAAACTAGTCCATTACCACTTTTAAATATTCCTGTATCAGTATCTGAACTAAATGTTATAGAAGGAACTGCAACAGTTCCATCTGGAAATGTTCCACCAGCATTTAAATAATCTGCACCTGCAAGAATCACTCCAAAGAATGATTCTCCAGAAGCTGGAGCAGAACTAAAAACTATATTTGTACCTGTAAATTTAAATCCAGTTGTACCTGTAGTATCAGGTTCCTGGACTACACCACCGACAGATATTATGCATTGTGATTCAAACTTTGGAAAAGGAACTGGGGCAGAACCTCCGACCTGTAAAGCAAAAGAAGTGGTACTACCATTAAAACTACTTGATATATCATCTATAGTTTTGTAATCTTCATTTGCCCTTATGTCATTTCCAATATATGGCATGACTGTTTAACTACTATATTCTTTTTCTGTTCTTATTTTACAGGGAGTAATCTTCTGGATTATGTATTAGGACCAGCAGTAGAGGGTTGTGTTGGCCAGACAACATCATCAGGAGTTTTGTCTTTATAAGTTTGAGGAATATCTCTTATTACTTGTCTATATGCAGCCCACTGAGCTTGATCTACAGTTGCACCAGTTGTCATTGTCCAATCTGTATCTTTTAATATTTGATCTCTTGTAGCTCTGATACTATCCCAAGTTAATGTTTCTGTATCAGCAGCTTCGGCTGTATTTCCCTCTGCTACCCAAGCAAGGTATTCTTGGTAGTGTCTGTTAGCTTCATCAAATGGAACACTCCATACTCTTGGGTGATCATCATAAGTAATTAAAATACATTCGGTTTCAGTACCATCTATACTTTTTTTAAGTTTTGCTTTTGTAATCATAATTAAAGCTCCGCATCAAAGTGAATTATTCCATCACTTGTTAATCTTATTTCCGTAGCCTGACCTGCGGTAAGGGGAGAAGTACTAATGGAAGTGCAATCTAGTCTAGTACAATATACATTTGAATTACCACCAAAACCACCAGAAGAGTACCAGGCAGCACCAGTTTTTAAAACTTGTACTTCTAATACATCATCAGTAGAAGTACTTGGCCTTGCTCTTTTTTCTACTTTAAATTGGAAATTACCTATAACTCTAGAGGTTTCATAATTAAATCCATTTGCAACCAAAACTTCATTTCCATCATTGTAAGACGCACCTTTTACGTTTTCATAATACCTTTGACATCTTAATAATTCATCACCGAATGACCTATGCTCAAAATCTGTTGCCACACTACCTACTTCTAATTGAAATCCCGTCATTTCTAAAGTTGCATCATTAGTTGTGTACCAAGTTGAGGTATGATCTGGTGTTTGTGTACCACCAGCATAAGCACCCCAAGCATTAAGGGATACGCCTGAATCTGTATAATCAGTCCCCATAAAAGCCATAATGGTAACTTGTAAACCTTCACCAGTATCATTATTCATAGTGATACTAGAATTACCAGGAATTGTTTTAGTTATTTTTGTCCAAGTGTCTGCACTCAATGACCCTGTTTGAAATGGATATCTTTGCTCAGTACCATCTCTTGTTCTTAAAAAGCCGAAAAAGTTTTGTGCAACACTTGATTTAATCCAAAAAGACAAAGTTATATTACTTGAACTTGATAAATAGTTCCAACCAGAATTAACAATATTTTGTGCTTCTTGTTTTAAAAATACTTGAAGTCTATCAGCAGCACCAGCACCACTTGTTTGGTTACCGTTTGTAATCTTATAAGCAGTAGGAAATCCTAGTCCGTATGGAGTATCTCCAGTCCCTAAATTTGCTCGTCTTTGTTCAGGAGCTTCATCAGTTCCTCCAAAAGCTAAATACCATCTATCACAAGTCTGATAACCAACAGAAGTAGATGATACCCCATATTGTGCCACTTGAAATG